AGGAAATTATGGAACGCCATGAGGCGGCGGGGGCCTACCAAATCGGGTTCACAGCCACGCCGGTCGGGCTAGGCAAGATTTACCACGACCTAGTGAACCTGATCTACAACTCCGAGTTGAGAAAGCGTGGCGTGATCGTCCCCTGTGACGTGTTCAGTCCGAGTGAGATTGACATGACCGGGGTATCTGACGACGGCGAAGACTACGTCCAGTCTGCGATGCGGGATCGCTTCAATCAGGTTAAACATGCCGTGATTGGCGACATCCTGGATCACTATCATAGATTGAACCCGCTCCAGAGTCCCACGGTCCTGTTCGCTCCGGGTGTCCCCGAGTCTAGGTGGATCGCGGAATACTTCACCAATGCTGGCGTTCCCAGTGTCCACCTGGAGGCGAAGACCAGCGACGAGGTAAGGAACCAAGCGTTCAGCGACCTGGAGTCCGGTGTTATCAAGATGGTGGCCAGTTATGGGATCATCACCGAGGGCTGGGACTTGCCAGCGGTTTCACACGCAATTTTTTGTAGACCCACAAAATCTGTTGTGGTTTACCTTCAGGCCATAGGCAGGGTACTGAGAGCGGCCCCTGGCAAAACCCATGCTACCTTGCAAGACCACGCCGGGGCTTGGTGGCAGCCGGGGCTCGGCAGTCCAAACGAGGACAGGGGTTGGTGCCTGGACGACACCATCAGAAGCATTCGGACAAAGGCTCGCAAGAGACGGGAATCTGCCCTGGACGAGGAGACGGAGCCATTTCTCTGTCCGAAGTGCAATCGGGCGTGGAGGATATTGCCAAACAAGTGCATCTGCGGGAATATCTTCAAGCGGTCGTCCCGTAGAATCTTCCAGTCTGACGGGACGCTGGTTAAGAGGGTTGGTTCCGTGATTAAGAAGAAGCGGCTTAAGAAGGATACCGACTTCTTCCGGTCTGGAATCTTCGCAGCGGCCAACTCGGGCATGACGGTTGGTCAGGCGTATGGCATTGCCAACAAGAACAAGCGGGCGTACTTCAATGACGAGTCCGCGAGGGTTGATCTTGCTGAGTGCAATCTCTACACCCCGGTAAAGAACGACCCGGACTGGCACAAGAAGGCAGTTGAGGTTTATCCGTGGGCGAAGCGCTAGCTCCGGTACACGCCGTTTTCCAGCCGCTCGTTAATCAGCTTGACGTTCACATCTGAAACGTCGATTGTCACGCAGTCACGCTCTTCGTGTTTGCAAACCATCGCTGTTGTGCCTGCACCAGCAAAGGGGTCAAGGACTCGGTCGCCTTTATTGGTGTAGTAGAGGATCAGTCTCTGTAGTAGACGAAGCGGCAGTTGATTTGGTAGTTCAGGTACTCGTTCTTTAGAATTGCCTACTACACGGCCCCAGTGGGGCCCGTCCTGGGGAAGCCCCCAAATCTTGCCGGGCATTCTTAGGCCAGGGTTTTTGGTTACCTTTGTGCGCTTGTCTTTGTACTTGGTATCCCTGGCTGTGGAAATGAAAACGTCCTTCGGATTTCGGGTGTAACCCTCTCGGGCGTAGATCAGGATGTGCTGACGGGAGTCAGTCCAGCCATGAGGGTTATTTTGGCCAAAGTCGTAGTACCACTGAACCCAGTTTACTCGCGTCATGTTGGCTTTGTCTTCCATGGCAAGCCAGAGTTTGACCAAGTCATCGGTTCCCATGCAGGCCATAACTCCATCGCAGGCATCCCAGGAGCGAAGGGTGGCTAGGCGGATATTAAACTCGAACTCATCCCTGGGGAGATTATCGTCATATCCGGGGTATTTCTGGCCCACGTTGAATGGTGGGTCAAGGAAGCAGAAGTCGAATTTACCCAGGGTCGGGATTACGCTTATGCTGTTTCCGTGGATCACGTCTATCATCTTCTGGCTCCTTGATTTCCTTGAGTTCCCACCGTCCACCCCTGTAAGACAGGTCTCCGCCAGGGGTCTTGCACTTGTTGCATTTTTTGGGCCTGAGTCCAGGCTGAGAAACGATTTCTCTTCCGCACATTGGGCATGTCCATACGGAGTGCGGCCTTGCGTCCATGCAAAGTACCTTCGAGGCAGGTGGTAATCATGGAAGAATTTGATGCATTAGCGCCAGGAGACGAGAGTATGAAGCTACTCGACAACGGGTGGACTATCCAACTCTTCGTTAATGAAGATAGCAAATACACTGCGATTGCGATACCCCCTGGCATAGCTGATTCTATGGACGGGTTGACAGAAGGAGAAGAGTTGCCGATCATAAAAGCTAAGGATAATTGGGTAGTTGAAGAAACTACTCCGACACGGGCCTTGAGACGGCTGACCGACTCGGTCCTCTTCGGAAATGAAGCGAATGGCAAGGACGCAACCTAAGAAGAAAATCCATACAGAGCATGATGATCCTCACGCCCTGTGGCAGTTTCGTCTGGAGCGAGAGGGCAACTGGAGGAAGGTAAAGCGGGAGATTCTCGCGATCAAAAAGGAGACAGGCGAGAAAGGGTACTCGACGATTGTCCACAGGATTGCCGGGGATCACGACTATCGCGGGGCCACTGAAGAGAGAGAGCTATTCAGGCAGTACCTCCAAGTGGAGTCGGACCTCCAAAAGGGTGACATCGCGGCCCAGTCGGAGTTCGAGTCGATTGTCAATCGCTTCCCGCTGAAGACTGTCCCCAAGACCGAGAACAACTGGATCGCATCCCACCCCGCCATGCGGCGACGAGCCCGCAATCCCAAGGCCAATAAAGTCATCCTGTCGATTGATGACGTTCTGGAGGCCCCATCTCAGGCGGCTGTAAACAAGTTGCAGTATTGGTGCAACGAGCCCAAGGAGTTCTTCAAGGGGTTGCAGGCAGCGGAAAAGCCTCCACCCCAGCCGGTCGTTCACAAGAAGGAAGAGGCCGAGGTAATTCGGAAAAAAGACCCGACCCTAGTTGAGGTCAGGAGTATCATCACCAACATCCTGGATGACCTCCCCGATGCCCACAACTAGACATTACGAAGCCTTTTGTGCCAAGGGTGGTAAGGAGTTCGACACTAACATCAGGCAGCGAGAGATAATTCTCGCCCAGGCCGAGAACAACTTCAATGTGCAGAAGTCGATCATGGACGCCTGCCGTGAAGACGTGCTTTTCTTCTTCAACGCCTTTTGTTGGCTGTATGAGCCGAGGCCGAAAAAGGCCAAGAACGGAACGAAATACCCCACCATCATCCCATTCATCACCTGGGAACACCAAGACCCCGTCATTCTGGCCGCTAGGGAGGCGATTGGCTACTCCGATGTCGGCATAGAGAAGTCCCGTGGCGAGGGGGCATCCTGGATGTTTATCTTGTTGGCTCTCCACGATTGGATTTTTGAGCCAATGTCCGCTATCGGTTTCATATCGAGAACAGAACTGGCGGTAGACAACCCGGAAGACCCCGACTCGCTGTTCTGGAAGGCCGACTGGGAGTTGACGAAGCTGCCGCCTTGGATGGCGGGCGAGAAGTCGGCTACTACCGACAAGCTGTCAAAGGACTATTCCCGGAACGTGTCGAAGCACATCCTGAAGAACAATCGGAATGGTTCGCAGATAGTGGGCTACTCGGCAACGGGGGACGTTACGACTGGTGGTCGTAAATACTGGATTTTGTTTGACGAACTCGCAAAGTTTCCCCGCCCACAAGACAGCGAGGCCATGGCGTCAACCCAGCATGTTACGGAATCCCGTGTGCTAATCTCCACGCCCAAGGGTGCGGAGGGCGAATACTACAAGCTAATGCACACGCCGTCCAACATGGTCAAGCTAATTCTAGACTGGAAGCAGAACGAGTCGAGAAACAAAGGGCTCTATAAACTCGTCCATGGGAAGCCGGTGGTATCGGACGTTAAAAATCCGCTGCCTAAGAACTACGATCCTCCCGACCAGAACACTCTCGATCTGTTCTCAAGGCTGAGACAAAAGGGGTTCAAGTTAGAGAACAAGCTCAGGTCTCCATGGTACGACCGACAGTGCGATAGGCCCGGCGCAACTCCACAGTCCATCGCACAGGAACTGGATCGAGATTACGGCGGCTCGGTTCACCGTATCATGGGGCCTGGGTTCTTTAAGAAAGCGAAGGAATCGGTTCTGCCTATAAGATATGAGGGGACGCTCGTAGTAGACCGGGTAAAGCATGAGATGTCCTTTCAGGAGGCCAGGGGTGGCCCGATCAAGGTTTGGTGCAACCTGGATCACAGCAATCGACCACCATTGAGGTCTTACGCCATTGCGGCAGACATCTCTTCTGGCCTCGGCGGAAGCCACACCTCAAACTCCGTCATCCAGGTGATAGACCTCATAACGATGACCCAGGTCATGGAGTACGCCACAAACATCGTGGAGCCCAGTGAGTTTGGGGAGCAGGCGGTCGCTATAGCCAAGTGGTTCCATGAGGGATACCTAGCGTGGGAAATCAACTATGGAGGCGGGTTCACAAAGCGAGTAAAGGAAATCGGCTACCCCAACATCTACATGAGAACCATATGGGGTAAGCGAGGTAAGCGGAAGACGCAAGACATAGGGTGGCACACCAACCCGGCGTCCAAGGATGCGGGCTTCGCTGACTTCATCCGCATGGTCGAACAGGGCGAGATCAAGATTCGCAGTGAGTCGCTCAGGCAGGAGTGCAGCGAGTATGTCATGCTCAATGGAAAGATCGAACACCTTACCGCAACGAAGAGCCCATCAGACGCCACCAAGGGCGCGGCCCACGGCGACAGGGTGATGGCATTTGTAGTAGCGGTGCAAGCGGCTATCGACCGTCCGGTTGGGAAAAGCCTTAGTCTGAATGATGAGGCGCTCAACACAGGTCTGATCCCTCCATACTGCATGGCGGCTAGGATGGCCGAGGCCGAGAAGCCCAAGAATGCAGATGAGTGGGACGACAGGGAGGTGGGAAAATTAACGGGACAATGGAGTTAGGCAATCCAGAAACAGTCGATTATGATGGTGTAAGTAGGGTTGTAGTCCCGCCTCAATAGCCAGCCAAGAAAAGGATGTCACGATGGCAGATGGTAAGTACACCGGGGAGAAGTCTAGCCAGTCAGGGCAATACACTGGTGAGAAAGACAAGAAGCGAGACGCCTTTGGCCGAGAAGAGGTGTTCAGGCCGAAGGGGATGGGCGACGAGACCACCCGCAACAGACTGCTAAGTTCCGTCCAAAAGTCTTACGAGAAATTGCAGCCGTTTCGTTCCTTGATGCACAACTTGGTCGAAGAGTATGTGGGCTCCTCATACGGTCAGGGAGAGGGGCCGAGACACGAAATCTACATGAACCTGATGAACCAAGCAGTCGAGGCTTACACAATGGCCCTCGCTGCGAACCGCCCCAGGGTTCTGATCTCCACACACCACGACGACCTTTTATTCTTCGCGAAGGTATTTGAGACCGCAACTAATAATTTGATTAAAGAAATAGGTCTTGAACAGACGATACGTCGTTGGGTGCTAGACGCATTTTTTTGTGTCGGCGTGGTCAAGGTTCACATGGCCGACTCTGGACAGGTGGAGGTCGAGCCAGACCTATGGATGGACCCCGGAAAACCATTCGCCAGCAATGTCAGTCTCGACAACTTCGTGTATGACATGACGGCCAAGAAGTATTCCGAGGTGCAGTACGCTGGCGACAGCTATCGCATCCCCTTTTCCGACCTGGATGATAGCGAACTCTGGGATCAGGATGTCGTCAAGGAGTTGAATCCGACTTCAAAGTTCCACCAAGAGAGAGAGCGGCTGGAACTTATTTCTAGGGGCGCGGCCACAGACCCCGACGAATACGAGCCGATGATCGACCTCATGGATTTGTGGCTCCCCCGAGACAACAAAATTTATACATTCGCCATGGATCACGCCAAGAGATTCGAGGGGCGACACAAACCGCTGGCTGTGATGGATTGGGATGGTCCCGAGTTCGGGCCGTATCACCTTCTATCATTTAATGACGTTCCCGAGAACATCATGCCCACAAGTCCAGCCAGCCATCTTAATAACCTGTCTAAGTTGGCCAACAATATAATGCGGAAGAACGCCGCTTCCGCGAGGGCCGCTCGCAGGGTGCATACTTATCCCCCGGCATCACACAAGGACGCGCAGCGAGTGCAGCGGGCTGGCGCTGATGCCTGGGTGCAGGTTCAGGAGAACGGAGAGCTACGGGAAGTGCAGATCGGCGGCGTAGACGAACTCAATGCCCAGTTCCTTGGCGGCATTGTCGATATGTTTGATCGGATGTCTGGCAATCTTCAGATGCAGGCCGGGCTGGGGGCGTCTGCCCCGACCGCTCGCCAGGAACAAATCGTCAAGTCCCAGGCGTCAAAGAAGGAGGCCCAGATGCAGTATCGCGTGGTCGAGGCAGCCACGTCGCTGGTCAGAGACCTGGGATTCATGCTCTGGCAGGATGAAGTGAAGGAGATGCCCGCCAAATATACCGTCGAAGGCACGGAGAATGTCAATGTAAATGCGACTTGGACGCCAGAGATGAGGGAGGGAGACTTCATCGACTACAACCTGGACATTGACATCTTCAGCATGGGATACCAAAGTCCCGATGATCGCGTACAAAACATCACGAACATGCTTAATCTATTCGCTCAGTTCCAGGACGGATTGATGCAGCAGGGTGGTCAGATAGATTTTGAGCGGCTGCTAGAATTGTTCTCCGAGTTAACCAACGAACCCAGGCTGCGTGAGTTTATTAAGTTTAGCGGACAAGACTTGGCTCAAGCGGGTTTGAATAAGGTGGGTCCGCAGGGCACTCCGAGTATGGCTACTGAATCGGTAATCAATACTTCCAAGCAGCAGGCCCCCCCCACCGCAGGGCCGGGTGGCCCAGGTCCGGGTGCAGAGTCACCGGGTGGATTACCGGAGTTACAGGCCCAGCAGGGAGCGCCGCTTCCAATGTAAGATGGGATGCCGATGGGCACCAATAAAGAGAACATACTGAATCTTTACAACCTAGAGGAGACCCCGGACGCCGTGTACGAGGCCATGATGAGGCTTGAGGGGAATTACAAGTCTAGGGGGAGGTCACTTCCGGGTGACGAGGAGTTGGTTCAAAATCACATCAAGACGAAGTGCGAGGAGATAAGGGCCATCAAGGATGTTCTGAAACTTCATCGCACGGACTCATCTTCTCCGGGGAGGGTTAACGAAGCCCGTGTTGAAAAAGACCTTGCGAGCGAGGTTGCTCTGCGTGATTTATTAAGGACTGGGTTCAAGGAATTTTAGGAGAAAGAGATGTTGCCTAACGAGCTTCCTTCGGAGAATGATTACCTGGAGAGTGAGTATTTGATCCCGCTAAAGGACACCGACACTCAGACCTGGACGACTCAAACACCTCGTACCCCGGACTCTTTACCCACAGAGACCTGGGTGATTCAGGCCCCATCATGGGAGGAGCTTCGTGGCATATAAGTTTCGCAAGGAAGACGGAACGATAGTTGAAGTAGACTTCGACACGATGATGAACTCAAGGGATGGGTTTATTGAGGTGGACGGTGAGCTACTGAGGCGAGTACACGAAGGCGACATCTCACGAAAGGTTGAGCAAGAGGTTAAAACCGGCCCGGTGACGACCGTATCCTCCGCGCTGGGGTGTATTGACAACTCCGTTGACGAGTGGCGGGAAGACGCAAGGAAACACGGCTACGGCGTCGAGTGGAAACAAGACCCGATGGAGCCGAGGTTCTACAATGCTCACTTCTCTTCTGAGAAAGAGCGTCTCCGATACGTCGAACACAGGAACTTTTACGACAAAAACCCCCATTCTGGGGCGGCAATCGACGCTTCTATGCTAGCGAAGGCCGAAAAGAGGGTCCGCGAGACCCCCTAGTGTGTACTAGATGCACCCCCAAAGGGGGTATCTAGAACACCCAATGAGTTCTTTGCGGCAATTTCTTCGCATGGTGCTAGAATTTCATTAGCAATTAAGCAACATAACCAGAGGCGATACATTATGGCAGAAAACGAATCCGTTGAATCCAGCGAGCCTGCGGAAAGCAGCGAGTTTGAACTCACAGAGCGAGAACTCATTATTGCCCAGGGCGGTGACCCGGACAGCGAGGAATACCAGAATGAGGAAGTTTCTGAGGATATTGAAGAACCCGATCATTCAGAAGATTCTGAAGAAGTTGAAGGGTCTGCTGAAGATGAGGATCAAGAAGAGGTTGAAGTAGGCGACGACTGGATAACGGAAAGTACCATCAAGGTGGCTGACGCTTATGGTATTTCCGATGACGAGCTTGTCGAGTTCAAGGATGAGGAGTCATTCTTAAGCGCGGTGTCGCTGCTTGATGGCAGAGCCGAGGACGCCGACGAGACCGACGAGAGCGAAGAGTCAGAAGAAGACATCCCTAACGAAGACTTCCTGGATCGGATTGAACAACTAAGAGAGGCTGGCTACGAGGATGACGTTCTTGATTTGTTTCGTGAACAACACGAAACGACATCTAAGGAGCGGGAAGCCAACAAGAATCTCAGGGACGAGATCGCCTCTATTAAAGAACGGCAAGAGGGTGAGGCTCTAGCTACTCAAGCCATGGAGTTCCACAACCTAGTGGACGACTTAGACGAGGAAAGGTTTGGTCTGTCATATTCTGATGGGAAATACCAAGACATATCAAAGGAGCATGACTCCAACCGCGAAAAGTTATGGAACGCGATGGATACGATAACTAGCGGAATCTATCGCCGCGCGGAGAGGGACGGTCAGGAACCGGAACTGCCGAGCGACAAGGTGCTGGCTCATCGCGCTATGATGCTCGCTTTTGGTGACGAAATAAAAGAGGACGAAACCAAAAAGATTTCCCGTCGCATCCAGACGCAATCCAAGAGGAGGCGTCCGGTGGGATCGGCTGCTAGGAAAGAGGCCCCCGTGGCATCAGCCGATAAGGACGCCGAGGATATTGCCAACGACCCACGACTCGTAGATTTTTGGGAAAAGTCTCAGCAATAAAGCGAATAGCAATGGGACTCTTAGATCGTCAGGTACTCCAATATCGGAATGAGAAGAGGCGTAGAGCCATGATGGGCCTGTCGTTCTTCGGCGGAGGGAATCGGCAAATACAAAAGAGACCGCAAACGCCAATGGACGAGTCGCCCGAATCGCGCCAATCGCAGATAATCAGTGGGGGCAATGTTACAGGATCGCCATCGAGTTATCAGAGTCCCCACTCCATCCCAGGGTATGTTGCGAATCGTGATGCCATTCTAGGCCGACTTGGCGCAAAAGGAGGGGGAAGGAAATCCAAAAAGAGCCTAGCCCAACGGATAGCGCGCCAAAAAGTAACTCGGGCCCAGTTGCGCACGGCTTTACAATCAACTCAAACGAATGCCCAGCGGCAATTAAATACCTTAAGGATGAACCCAGGTCAACGATAGGAAAGTGTAGCTATGCCGACTCCGACTGAAGGTTACTACAAGTCATCCCCGAAAATGGGCGGTAATTTCAATAAGAAGAAGCCGACGAATGAGGAGAAGACTCGCAGCGAAATTCGAAACATATTAGAACGGAAGCACCCGAAGATTACCGATAAAAAGGAGAGGTCTGATAAGACGGGGACTGAACGCGCAGCGGATGAGCTACATAGAGAAGCGGTTAAGCCCAGCCCGCCGAAGAGTAAGCCCAAGCCGACGACTAAGCCGCCGAAGTTCGGTGGCGGAAATCAGTCTGGCGGGCCCATAATCGCAGACCTGCAACCACCGAAGAGGAAAAAGAAGAAGGGCGGTCGCGTAGGTGGTTCCCGGACCAATATCAACATAACCAACGTAACGCGGCCTGGGGCTCCTCGAACTCCTCGAACTCCTGAAACTCCTCCGACGCCAAAGGCCCCCGCCAAGAAGCGTAAGGAGACACCAAATATTATTCCGGGTGGATTGGGCCCGTCAGCCTATGGGGACGCCCAACGAGCCAGAAGAGAGGCGAATATGGAGAGGGACGCCAGAATGGCAAAATTACAAAGACAAAAGGGTAAGGGTAAATAACCAGTCGTCGCCGTGTAGGCGATGACACTACACGAAATTCCTGGCCCATAAGGAAGTGGGTCAATTACTTAAGCATGGAGGCTTACAATGGCACTGACACCCCTTCAAATTGACGACTTTGTCAATCTAACACTCTCGTTATTTAAGAAGCACAAGTGGACGGACATCAGCCTGGAGCATCAGGAGTATGTTGCGTCTGGCATCATCACCGAGAAGAACGTGCAGGAGCGCGGCGGTAAGGATATTTCCTTCCGTATCAAGCACAAGAACACCGGCAACTCCCGTAATACGGGGATGTATGCCCAGGACATCACCAAGGTCGAGGATGTGACGACCACCGCCAGTGTGCCGTGGGCGATGCAGACTACGAACTTCAGCTACGACATCTACGAGGACTTGTTCCAGAGTGATCGTGAGACGATCATCAAGGAACTCAAGATTCGCGAGCATGACGCTCTGTCCGATATGGCAGAGTTGAATGAAGAGAATCTTTGGACGGCTCCTACGTCCACTACCGACACTCGTCCCATGGGCGTTCCCTTCTGGCTTCAGAAGAACACCTCCACTCCTGGTGGTGCATTCAACGGCGGAAACCCGTCTACTCACTCTACTGGTTGTGCAAATGTTAGTAGTGTGACATTTCCGCGATTCAGTAATTGGACGTTCCAGTATAGCGCCATAGCGTCCGACGATCTTATCAAAAAGGTCAAGAAATCCCTGGCGTTCACTAACTTTACGCCGCCTGTCCCCCACCCCGAGTTGGGCTACGCTAGTCCTTCTCACGCCATCTACACGACCTACCGAGTGCAGGAACCGCTGGAACGTCTTGCGGAAACTCGCAACGACAATCTCGGTGCCGACGTGGCGAAGTACATCAACAGTGTGGTCATTGGTGGTGTGCCGATTAAGTGGGTTCCGTATCTGGAATCTAACGATACCGACGATCCCTTGTACGGGGTTAACTGGAAATACTTCCGTCCGGTTGTGAAGAAAGGCGCGAACATGCGGCGTAACCCGCCGAAGCCCGCAGCCCGGCAGCACACGGTTCGGGAAGTTCATATTGATAACTGGATGCAATATTGTTGTTACAACCGCCGAGCCATGTGGGTTGGGTCCAAGTAACAGTAACCAATAACCGCTAGGGGTTAGCAAATTCGCTAGCCCCTAGCATTTACTTTTAACTCCGTGGTTTAGGAGGAGTTCAGACTATGTTTGGTTTCTTACCGCACAATTTGTTTACTAATCATGTAGGCCAGAACACGACTGGTCTTTCCCCTCGTCTTTGGAGCCGAGTTTCTGGCTCAGTGATGGCCTCTGACGGAACCAAAAGGCTCGTTCTGGTTGGTGACGACTTCACGAACTTTGAAGGCAATCCAGGTACTGCCGATTCGCTTACCGTTGGCGGCTACGGCTGCTGGACGGACACGACGACGAATGATGCAAGTATCAATCCTCTGCCTACGGAACACGGCGGGGTCATTCAGTTGGCTACCAATACCACTGCTCATCATCAGGCTACAATTACGTCAGGTGGAGGTATTGGAACGCTTGGGGCGGTAACCCATCCCGATGACGGCTCTTCTTATCTCACAGCCTTTGAGGCCAGGGTGAGATTCGGCCAAGTCTCCGGTGCGATGGCTTTTATTGGGCTATCTGAAGAGGCGTTGGACGCCAACAACACTCTGTCGGATACTGATGGGAATTTGGCTGACAAGGATTTCCTTGGATTTCATGTTGATGCTGGTGGGCCTACGGCGTTGGACTTTGTTTACGAGAAAGAGGGGCAGACGGCCCAGGTTTTGAAGGCGGCGATTCAGACCATAGTGGCCGACACTTGGTATAAGATTGGGTTTCTTTTCGATCCCGACGCCCCCCCCGAGAGGCGACTTTCTCTGTATGTTGACAATGCCGAGAATGCAACATACGGCACTGATACCCAGGTTGATGCGGCTACGTTTCCCAGTGGAGAGGAATTGGCGTTTAACGCTACCCTCAAAACCGTGACTGCTAATAAAACCCTGGATATCGACTGGTGGGCCTACGCTCAGTTAATCGACTAGATTATGTTGCGCCGGGTTTACGCTGATCCCGGTTAATTGCGCCGGGGAGATGGTCTGACGAGACCTCTCCCCTTTTTAATAGGAACACATATGTGTTCGAATATAGGGCCGAAATACTTCGGGTAATTGACGGTGACACGGTTGTCGTCCAGATCGACCTGGGGTTCCACATCTCAGTAGTCCACACCCTCCGTCTTTATGCTATCAACGCACCAGAGAAGCGTGGTGGAACCAAGGAGGAAAAGCTCAAGGGATGGGAAGCAACCAAGCACATGGAAGTGTTGTTGCAAGAACATGCGCCTGTTATAGTTAAGACTATAAAGGACAAGACTGGAAAGTACGGTCGAATCCTGGCCACTCTCATCGGGAAAGACGGAACCGATCTCAATCAACAAATGATTAAGGACGGCCACGCCAAACCGTTGTAGTGGCAAATGACATCAGCCGATAGCGCGCAAGGAGCAACAAATGGAGTTTCACCCGACAGACTTCGAGCAGTACGTCAAGATAACGGGGCACCCCCCTTCTTCCGAGGTGTCTGAGGAATACTTCAAGCTAGTGAGGGCTCGCCATATGTTCCAGACGGGGCCTATTGGCTACGACCACCTAATCCAGATGGTAGCCCGTCTGAGCATCCCCTTCCGGGGGAAGCCTCCGAAAAAGGTCACCATGACTGCGGACTGGTCATCGTTACCGGAGGACGGCTCGGCTAAGGTTGAGGTGATGATGTACGGTGAGTGGCAACCTGCCAGATACAGAGGCAAGGTAGCCGGTGGAACGATTGCCATTGAGATGACCAATGAGCCGGGCCACATCGTCGAGTTAACTCGCACGACATCGGATTTGGTCAGGATAGTGGAGTCTGATCCGTTTGAGCAGGCCACTAATCCACGACTAGAGGACATCTCCCCGTTGGCGGCATCGTTTGAAGAAGCCGAGAAGAATTACTATCCCACCGACGATGAACCGGATGACTACGAAGAGCCAGCGGAACCAGAGACGATTGACCTCGATAACAATGTTGATTGGTCGAGGATCAGTAAGGGCGAAGAGGTATACATCGAGGGCGAGGACGGCGAGATTGTGACCGGCAACTATGTCGGCATGACGACCGTAAAGATTAGCCCGGATGGTTCCGACGAGGACATAGAGGTAACAAAAATCATGGCGACCCCCGAGGGGGAGAGCGGCCCAGCGGAATATTACGAAGACCAGATCACTGTCGCTGACATCGGGGCTATTCAATAGGGCTGGTATAAAATGGCAGACACAAGACTACCTGCCCTGACTGCGATCACAGCGTTAGATGCCGCTGACGTTCTGTACGCCGTTGACGTTTCCACTACGACGGATCACGCCAGCGGTTCGTCCAGGTATATCACCTGGGGGAACTGTATGACCGGAGCGCCCGAAGCTGCCATTGCTAACGGTGACTATATTCTTTTCTTGGACGGAGGGGCAACCGGCACACACTCAAAGGAAGCCGTACACGACTTGGCTACCCTGTTTGCCGGTACTGGCCTTACTGCAACAAGTTCTGTGCTGGCCGTTAATGCCTCCCAAACACAGATTACCGCCGTTGGCACGATTGCAACTGGAGTCTGGCAAGGAACTACTGTTGCCGCTGGATACGGTGGAACCGGATTGACCAGTATTTCCACGTTGCTAAATAGCAATAACAACATATTCAAAACGATAGCCGTATCGGGCCAGGACAATGTTGTCGCTGATTCTGCTACCGATACGCTCACCCTTGCTGCTGGTGCAAACGTAACAATCACGACAACGGCAGGCAGTGATACTGTCACGATAGCCTCCGCAGGCGGCTCATCGCTGACCTATACCGCAATTTCCGATGCTAACGTAACGATGGCAGTTAAGACGACCTACTTCGGCAGCACTGCCGGTTTCGGTGCTACCCGTACATATACCACGCCTGGAACCTGTGCGGTGGGCGATGTCATTGAAATTGCTGTTACTACCGGCGATGACACCTACGATCTTATTGTTGCGGCGGCAGGCGGCGATTCCATTTCGGGTCACAGCACCGGAAGCCTGCGTCTGTTTATCACTGGCGAATATATCAAGCTGCGATGCGTTGTTGCGAACACTACCTGGATTGTTGACCATGATGGCCGCATACCGTGCAAGGCGCAAATGAAGAATGCCGCAGCGCAGTCAGTTAACACTGCGACAACTGCGAAGATAACCACCGGCACTGAGGTGTACGATGTTGGCGACATAGCGGCATCGTCTACATTTACTGTGCGCCGAGATGGTCATTATCGTGTTGGAGCAAATTTAATTTGGGAAAACGTAACGTATGGCATCCAGATTTCATACCTTTACAAGAACGGCAGCAACATAGTAGAGCTAACTCGCCGTCACGCCGATGCCTGGAGTCACAACGCTGGAACGACATTACTTAGCTTGAGCGACGGCGATTATATCGACCTTTACGGCTACCACTCGTATGGCATGGCTAGAAATGTTTACTACGACGCAGCCACTCCTTATCTTTTCTCCTCATTTGAAATTGAAGAAGTAATCTGACGAAGACCAGGATGTTTAGTGATGGCTGACGGGATTCTATTACAGGATGGAACAGGCTCCTTGCTGCTGCAAGATGGCAGCGAACTGCTTCTTCAATTACAGGTGGTAGCAACCGAAGAGGTTATCGACTTTGATGTCTCTATCGGCACACTCCTTTGCTCCACCATGGAAATGACCAAGTCCTTTGCGGTGGACGTGAACATGGGTGTTTCATCGTCAAAGTGTGCAGATATGAGCGCCTCCCTGGAGACAGATGCCTCGTTTAGCCAGGGGGTGAACAGGGTGACAGACGGATGATCCGAGGGAAGAGACATGGCTGAAATACATCAGGACGATATTGGAACGGTCTTCATGCTCACAATGAAGGATGGAGGCAGTGTGGTGGATGTGCAGTCTGCCGGTTCTAACGAAAAATACATTACGTTCAAGAAACCTAGCGGCAAGGTTGTGACTAAAACTGCTGAGTTCGGCGGCACCTCTGGAACTGATGGCAAGATTAAGTACACGACGGTTGCCGGTGACCTGGATGAGGTCGGCCACTGGGAGATGCAGGCACAGGTAATCTTATCCACTGGAACATTTAAGTCAGAGATTGAAGGATTTCACGTTAAGAGGAACCTTAGCTGATGTCAGAACTTAGCAAAACATATGACGACATACGCCGGGAACTTGGGTGGTTTATTGGCCAGTCGCGGGAACCAGAGCAATGGGAACCCGAGCTAGTTCGAAATGTCCAAGATGTCCTGATAACAGGGCTCAGTAACTTCTACTGGTACACCCCGGCCCAGGGGGCCGAGGCCCACTCTTGGAGCTTTTTGAAGCCAAGTGCAACACTAGGCATTTCAGCCAACACCAGCACCTATGACCTCCCCACGGATTTCGGCGGTTTCTATTCCGATGGCTTTACCTTTGATACAGGAACCCAGGCACCTATCAAGCTGGTGACCGAAGAGGAGCTTCGCGCTGTGCAGGGAACCCTGGCGCAGACTGCGACCGAGCCCTCGTACTGTGCGGTAAGGCCAAAGATAACAAACGAAGGAATTGAGCAGATTTATGAGGTGCTGTTATACCCGTCACCGACAGCCGCCCACACCCTGAGATACCGCTACTCGATCATTCCCGGCCTGATTGACGATAGTAATAAGTACCCATACGGTTCTCGTCTCCACTCTACCACGATCTTGGAATCTTGTTTGGCCGTCGCCCAACGCAAGTTCTTAGAGACAGAGGAGGAAGGAGGCGTCAATCATCAGGCCGAGTTTGAGAGGTGTCTCGCTTCCTCGATCAGTCGAGACCAGGAGTTTTCGGACGGGGCCGAAGGCGCTAACATCTGGCCGATTGAAGACCCGCAGGATGACTTAACCCTTGATCGGTCAGACCTTCGGCAGAGACTTGGTAACCAGCTTTTTAACAAGCCCAATCCAGGCTCATGGAGTCACGACGAAACCAAGGAAGTAGAGCGGGTTCTGGTTGCTGGTTTGTCTTCATTTTACTGGTACACGCCACCAGAGGGCGGAGAGACCCACACCTGGAGTTTTCTGAGGCCATCCGCTTCGTTGTCGCTTGTTGCCAACACGTCTACCTATGACTTGCCAGTAGACTTCGGTGGCCTGCGTCTAGGGGGATTCACGTTTGAATCTGGGACACAGGCCCCCATTAAGTTGGTATCAGAGGGAGAACTGAGAACGCTTAGGGGCACTCTGGCTGAATCTGCAACTGAACCCTCATATTGCTCGATCAGGCTCAAGGAGCAGAGTGAGGGCTTTCAACAAATCTATGAAGCGTCTTTCTATCCGAGCCCTACTGCCGCTCATACCCTGAAATACGAATACGATGTTATTCCGGGGTTTATAGATGAGCAGGACATATACCCTCGCGGCTCCAGGGTTCACTCAGATACCATTTTAGAATCCTGCCTAGCAGCAGGCGAACGGAGTGGTGGAGAACCTGGGGCGCACGAAGCGGAGTTTCAGAAGAAACTAATGGCGTCCATTCGGAGGGATGGTGGTATCCCTACTGGGGAGACTGAACACATTTGGCCCACAAAGCCTGACGACACGGGACTAAGCCTCAACAGACTAGACCTTCGGCAGAGGATTGGCGAGAGACTTTTTACTAAGCCCAACCCAGGCTCTTGGAGTCACGACGAGTCGCGGAAAGTAGAACAGGCCCTGGTTGCTGGCTTGAGTTCATTTTATTGGCACACGCCGCCAGAGGGAGGCGAACAGCATTCGTGGAGCTTTCTAAAACCCACCGCATACTGTGAGTTAATTGCCAACACGGACACATACGCTCTCCCCGCTGACTTTGGTGGTATTTATTCGAACGGCTTTACATTTGAGACCGGGAATAAAACACCTGTAAAGCTGGTTACCGAAGAAGAGCTAAGGACTATCCAGAGTACCCTCGCTCAGACTGCTACGGAGCCCCAGTATTGTGCCATTAGGCCGAAGGTTACCGTTGATGGGTTTGAACAGTTTTACGAGGCAGTCTTCTACCCGTCGCCTACCGCTGCCAATACGCTGAGATACCGCTATAGCGTCATTCCGGGGCTAATAGATGACACGGATGTCTTCCCGTATGGCTCTCGCCTGCATTCCGCAACTATCCTGGCAGCGTGTCTGGCAGCAGCCGACCAGATTGCTGGAGCCCCCGGCCCCCAGGAGGCAGAGTTTCAGAAAGCCCTAGTGGCCTCAATTTACCGAGACCGAGGACTTTCTGATGAGGGGAACCGCGCCCACATCTGGCCAATGGACGAGATGCCCACTGGCTTAACTCTGGACAGGTTTAGACTGAGACAACGCATCGGGTCGCTTGCCTTTGATAAGCCAAGCCCCGGTTCCTGGACGCACGACGAGAAAAGCATAGTTGAGCAGATATTAGTTAATGGTCTCAGTAATTTCTATTGGTACACGTCGCCAGAAGGGTCTGACGAATCGCATTCGTGGAGTTTTCTGAAGCCCGCTGCGAAGCTGTCGCTATTAGCCAGCACCGACACTTACGATCTGCCCGTGGACTTTGGCGGCTTGGAGTCTGGAGAGTTCACATTCGATTCTGGCACAGAGGCCCCCGTTAAGTTAGTGTCCGAGGAGGAGCTTCGTGCCATCAGGGGGACTCTCGCACAGACGGCTTCCGAGCCATCGTACTGCGCTATCAGGCCGAAGGCCGTTAGCGAGGGCTTCGAGCAAGTCCATGAGGTTGTTTTCTATCCTAAGCCGACCGCTGCCCACACTCTGAAGTACCGCTATTCAGTTATCCCTGGCTTCATAGACAACGACAACGTCTATCCTCTAGGCTCGCGGATGTACTCGATGGCGATCCTGGAATCATGCCTCGCCTCCGCTCAACGCGAGCTTGGTCTTGAGGGGCCGGTTAACCATGAGGCGGAGTTTCAGAAGTGCCTAGTCGCTTCTATCCGCCGCGACCAGAAGTTTTTGTCCATAGCCAGGACCAGCCGCGCATGGCCGATAGAGGATGCCCGTACAAGCCTAACTTTTGATCGGGACAGTCTGCTTCAGCGATTGGGCCATCATGTTTTTGACAAGCCCAATCCAGGTTCTTGGAGCCACGACGAGCAGCGCCGCCTGGATCAAATTATGGTTGCGGGGCTGAGTAGATTTTATTGGTTTACTCCCACCGAAGGGACAGGGGAACACGACTGGAGTTTTCTGAATCCGAGTAAGAATCTATCTATCGTGTCCGGTGCATCGGCTTATGACCTACCTGCGGATTTTGGTGGTCTCCATTCCAAAGAGTTCACGTTTGATTCAGGAACCCAGGCCCCCATCAGAGTGGTTTCTGAGAGTGAACTTCAGACTCTTCGCGGGACGCTGGCCCAGACCGCTACCGCTCCGTCCTACTGTGCAATTAGGCCGAAAGTCACAAGCGCGGGCTCTGAACAGGTGTATCAGGCAATCTTCTATCCAGAGCCAACTGCCAGCCATACGCTGCGGTATCGCTACAGCATAATTCCTAATTTCATTGATAGTTCAAACATTTATCCATACGGATCGCGTCTGCATTCGACAACGATCCTAGAAGCGTGTCTGTTTTCCGCTGACGAGTTTCTTGGCGAGAAGGGCACACACGAAGCGGAATTTCAGAAATGTCTGGTCTCATCAATCCTCCGCGACAAGAAGTTTTCAGAGGGGGACACGGGTGCCGCCGGTATCTGGCCGATAGGGCCCGACACAGAGACACTAGGCATAGACCGGGACGGTCTGCTCCAGAGGATCGGCCAGCAGATGTTCGATCTTCCCAATCCAGGATCGTGGAGCCACGACGAAAGGAAACAGGTAGACCTAGCCCTGGCAACCGGGCTCAATGACTTCTACTGGTACACACCCCCGGAAGGGGCCGAGGCCCATACCTGGAGTTTTCTGCGCCCCTCCGCCTCGTTGTCAGTTGCTGCCGATACTTCCACCTATGACTTGCCCACCGACTTCGGCGGCTTGCGTCTGGGGGGCTTTACGTTTGAATCCGGTGCCCAGGCACCTATCAAGCTGGTGACCGAAGAGGAACTGAGAACACTCAGGGGCACCTTGTCCCAGTCGGCCAATGAGCCTTCGTACTGCTCGATTCGGCTCAAGGAGCCCAGTGCAGGATTCCAGCAGATTTACGAGGTGTCTTTTTACCCGAGCCCTACTGCCGCTCATACCTTGAAATATGAATACGACGTTATTCCAGATTTCATAGATAAACAGGATAGATTTCCTCGCGGTTCCAGGCTTCATTCGATCACCATTTTAGAAGCCTGTCTGGCGGCATCCGAAAAGATTCTGGGAGAATCTGGGGCCCATGAAGCGGAGTTTCGGAAGCACCTAATAGCCTCCATTCAGAGGGACGTGGCCCTTCCCACCGGGGGGGATTCCCATATTTGGCCCATAAAGCCCGTTGACACGGGGTTAAGCCTTAATAGGGCGGACCTTCAGCAGAGGTTGGGAGACCGGCTTTTTAATAAACCCAATCCAGGATCGTGGAGTCACGACGAAAAGAGACGGGTAGACCTAGCCCTGGCGACTGGGCTCAATAACTTTTATTGGTACACTTCTCCCGAAGGTGGCCCGTCCCATTCCTGGAGCTTTTTGCGGCCCAGCGCCTCGTTGTCAATTGTTGCCAGCACATCTACCTACGATCTCCCATCAGATTTTGGGGGGCTAAGGCTAGACGGGTTTACCTTCACTTCAGGAACCCAGGCCCCCGTTAAATTAGTGACGGAGAGGGAACTGCGGACTCTTAAGGGGACGCTGGCCCAGACGGCTGCGGAGCCATCGTATTGTTCCATCAGACTCAAGGAGCCCAGCGAAGGCTTTCAACAGATTTATGAGGTCTCCTTCTACCCGAGCCCAACGGCGGGACACACTCTTAAATATGAATATGATGTTATTCCGGGGTTTATTAACGAGAGTGACACCTTCCCCCGTGGCTCTCGGCTCCACTCAATTACGATTTTGGAGTCCTGTCTTGCCGCCTCCGACAAAATGCTCGGAGAGACCGGAATCCACGAAGCGGAGTTTCAAAAAAACCTAGCTGCTTCTATCCAGAGGGATATCTCGCTTTCTGATGGGGACAGTGGCAGGGTTTGGCCCATAGAAGACCCGATCAGTGATCTTGCGTTTGACAGGGCTGGCTTGCTGAAGCGACTTGGTCACCATGTTTTCGGCAAGCCCAATTCTGGCTCCTGGAGCCACGACGAGACGAGCCGCTTAGAACAGATATTGATTACCGGCTTGACTAACTTCTATTGGTATACGCCGGTAAAGGGAGCCGAAGGGCACTCTTGGAGTTTTCTGAGTCCGAACGCTTCCTTGGTAACAGCCGCCAACACTGACACGTATGATCTACCTGTGGATTTTGGCGGTCTGGTATCCGATACAATCACATTTGATTCAGGAACCCAGGCTCCAATCAAGTTAGTGACAGAGGAGGACTTGAGGAGTCTCAGGAGTACCCTGGCCCAAACCGCTACGGAGCCATCGTATTGTGCCATCAGGCCCAAGGTCGTCAGTGCAGGGTTCCAACAGATTTACGAGATTGTTTTCTATCCCAAACCCACTGCCGCCCACACGCTAAGGTATCAGTACGACGTTATTCCAGGCTTTATCAATGATGAGAACGCCTACCCATACGGCTCTCGGCTACACTCGACAACGATTTTGGAATCATGCCTGTGGGCTGCGGATCGGTTCCTGGATAAAACCGGGCCCCACGAAGCGGAATTTCAGAGATGCCTAGCAGCTTCAATCAATCGGGACAGCAAGTTTGGTGACGCCGCCCTGGGCGCGGCATCCGGTTTGTACGCCGCGAAAATATGGCCCATCGAGGATACCCCGGAAGACCTGACCTTAAACCGTAAGGGGCTGCTGAGACGTGTTGGCCACGCTATGTATTCAAAGCCCAACCCAGGAGGCTGGACACATGACGAGAAGTCCCAGATTGAACAAGCGGTCATGGACGGCCTGAGAAGGTTCTATTACCCGATGGTTCTCCCCAACGAAAGGGAGATGCACCGCTGGAGCTTTTTGTATCCGAAGCAAACATTCAAATGTATTGCTGACACATACGCTTACGATCTGCCTGACGATTTCGGAACCTTCAATGGCCCCATGCACTTCGCCCCTGGCTCTGCGGTTCTCTATCCACACGTCGAGGAGATATCTGAATCACAGATCGAGCAGCTACGACAGGCCGGTGACCACACCGGAAGAACTCGGTATTTTGCGATTCGACCCATAATTGGTGGGGAATTTTCTGGAACTCGATATGAAATCCTTCTATATCCTGTGCCAGATCAGGCTTACACGTTACACTATCGGTATGAAACGAACCCCAGATTTATCGTTCAGGACCAGGAACACCCATTAGGGGGGCAGCCCCATACGCAGACGCTGTTAGAGGCTTGCCTCATGTCTGCCGATCTATTTATGAAGATGCCTCGAAGCCCGCATGAGATGCCGTACATGCAGTGTCTTCAGGCATCTATTAGCTATGACAGACAACTATCCAGCCCGGACACACTTGGTCGGGATTACGACGGATCGGACAGGCCGAGTGACCAGTTTATCAACGACATTCACGACGCCGATCTTAATCTTGTCACCTACACAGGATACTCACCATAAAAAGGAGGCCAAGGATGGCCGAAGAAATTACTGTTAGCGGCTCTCTACAGGTAACCAAGGACGGCGTCACCGACAAGTTAGCAAAGGTTGGCCTCTCTATTGATATGTCTGGTGGGGACATCACCCACAGAACCCAGACTGTCGGCACTGGCGAAGAGGCACTCGGCATGCTCGACGCTGGAACCCCCGGTCTCTGTCTGATTAAGAACCTCGATTCAACCAACTACGTCGAGGTTCGGCAGGCCACAGGGGTAGCCGATCTCATCAGGATCAATGCTGGCGAGTTCGCTCTGTTCCGCTTCGCCGCCGATGCCACCGCGCCATTCGTGATCGCTAACACCGGCAATGTCATCATCGAATACCTGCTCATAGAGGCATAAGGAATCTACCATGCACTATAACCTCCCAGCCGCAACATTTATGCGGACGTATCGCGTCCTTTATACGAGTGGCGATGCCCAGTCCAGCACCGTACTCTTCGATCCACAGGGCGGGAGTAGAGTTGTTCTCACCTCGCTGCGGATAACCTTAGAGGTTAGTGCTGGCATAGATATCAAGGTGGGTTTTGGAACAATAACAGTTGCCGGTGCTACTGGCAGTTCTAGCTCTGTTGCCTTTGACGGTCCAGGTGTCACTAGCGGCACTATCGTAATTGGCAACGGCCAGGGGATCATTGGATACGGTGCAAAGGATGAAGACCTTACATTTAGCAGCGAAGCCCTTCCAAGTGCAGGATCGTTAACAATAACAGTAACTGGCTATCAGGAAGACGCCAGTTCCGAATAACACACTAACTCTTTATTTTCATGGAGGAAAATTATGTCAGGCCATAGAGCTTTAACTGACAACTATCTCGCAGACACCACGGTGGAAGACCCAGGTTCTGGCGGTACAATCTCAATCGACCGCAATCCTGCGGTTGTCGAGTTGGTTAGCGTAGCGGCTGATGCGGGCCGAACGCTCGCTGACCCAGTGCAATCTGGTATCTTTCTCGTACTGACGTACAAGACGCATGTTGCGAACTTGGACGTTACTGCCACCACGGATTTTAATCAAAACAACGATAACGTAGTTCAGTTTCGTGTTGGTGGCGAAACGGTACTACTGGTCTCGGTTCCAGACCCAGATTCCAGTGGTGATTATTGCTGGCGCATCTTCGGCCCGTATCCCGAGGCTGATGGCCCAGCAGTGGCGTAATATCCTTTGGAGACTGAAATGGACTTCAGTAGCCTGAAGGATAGGATCGTCTGGTTGACGATTACAGGGCTAGTGTCATGGATGGTGTTTCTGACATACACCGCCATGGCAGCGGCTACCCGTGACGACGTAAGCGAAGCGATCCGCGACGAGTCTCCATACGTCGCGGATCGCCGCTTGATTATGCTCAGGCTAGATGGTCTGACTTCCTTATCTAGTGCCATTAAGGACAGCGGCAAGGACATCCAGGCTCTTCGTGTTGATGTAGAGCGGATGCTCATCCAACAGGAGGTCATCTACCAGAAGCTGGAGGAGGTCGAGAAAAAGCTAGACAGGGTCGGAACGTGAAGCATGAGAGAAGTAACATTTTCATTTCCAACACAGGGCATCAACAAGCGTCTCCCGCACGGGGCACAGCCAGAGTTAACGACCCCCTCCGCATCTAACGTCCGTTCGGACGATACACTCCAGCAGCGAGAGCGAGGCGGCTCCCGCCCCGCATTCGTCAAGGACGGCTATACCCCACAAATTGCAGGAGGAAGCTACGACATCAATCTGTTGTCGTCATTCCGCTACGTCAACACTCCAGGCGTCACCATCACTGAGAAGGTAGTTGCTGGCGCTAACGGAGAGGTGTGGTGGGGGGCAACGGATTCTGGCACTGGGGTTACCACTCTAAGTAAGATAACAGGCGGCGCAGTCCCTGCCGGTATCATCGCAGACGACGTTCTCCTGATGGCGGCTGAGTTTGCGGGCAAGCTATACATTGCCGACTGGGGAACACCCGTAATTACGGGAACCGACCTATCGGCCACCAGCAAGGGTAGTGCTGGCAGTAGGGTGACCAAGTCCGCTGGGGCCGGTTTCACTTCTGGTATTCCCCCACTGGTTGACGTAGAAAAACACGCCCTAATGATTCAGACACAGGGAACCCCTGTGCAGGAGATACAGCGTGTCACCCTGAGTGGCGTACCGGCCAGTGGAACTGTTAGTTTCTCTTTCGGCCCCCGCCAGCAAGTTGTCACGCCTCAAGTTGATCCCAAGTACAGCATGTGGGCATACCAGCGAAGATTCTCCGGTTACTGGGGCAGGAGAAGTAAAGCCATTGCGGTGACGGATACAGCGGAGGCTATCGGCTTTCAGCTATGTGGCCTCCCTGGTATAGGAAAGGGCAATTGTGTGGTTAGCCTTGGCGGTGGCACATACGGTTCTGGTAGCGATGTATTGTCCAGTGGCACGACTATGGATGTTAAATTCATAAACGACCTAGAAGGCATAGATGTGCCGATGCTTTCAACGTATACCAACACCCTTGCGACATCCGCTCCAGCAGACATCACGATCACTTACACTGAGACAACCAAGGGCGGGCCAGGGCCGATCACCGTGATGAATGTTCCTATCGAGGCCGTTGGAGCAAGCACGCTGGACTTAACCTACGCGATTGACATCGACGACGGTGCTAGCACGGTAGCATACAACGTGCAGAGAGCCCCCAAGGTTATCGACCCAGACGGAAGCGGAGACGTAATCCAATGGAAGGCGAAGCCTGGACACGGTTTTGTGCCGCTAGGTTCTAAGGTTCTAGTCAACTGGCGATCACGAATGGTCATGGTTGACTCTTCGTCTCCGCATGTTGTTCGCATGAGCCGCCAAGGTGACCCTCGCGACTGGCAACTAACCGACGATGTTCAAGACCTGGGCAGGCCCATCATCTTCACGACAGCCGAGGCCGGTCTGTTAAGCGAACCTGTCACGGGCATCGTTGATTGGGCAGATAGCTGCTTAGTGGTGTTCACTGAAAACTCGACCTGGGTGTGTCGAGGAGACCCCGCCATGGGCGGCGTGTTAACGAAGCTGGACTCAAACATCGGAATTGTCGGCCCACATGCGTGGTGTTTTCTTGAGAGACATCGCATGGTTTTTCTCAGCCACGACGGTCTCTACCTAATGCAGGGCCAATGCGGCTCGCCGCCGATATCCCTGTCCAGAGAAAAAATTCCAGACGACTTACTTAATGAAGCGGACGACATTGTTCTTGAAGCCGACGTTCACGGGAGGGGCTTCTACATTCTCAGGTCTGCCACCACCGACGCAAAGACGCACTACTGGGTAGACATGAAGACCACGTTCAAGGGTGACCAATTCGACGTTGCCTTCTTTGAGCAGACGTTCCCCAGCACTGATTTCGAGCCGAGGATAGCCCACCAGAGAAGGGGCTACTCAGCCGCGACATCGTGGACGCTATTCGGATGCAGAGACGGATATATCAGACACCCCGACCACCGCTTGGCTCAGGACGATTCAACATACGATGCAACCAAAGGCGACCAGCGAGACGGCACGGGGTTTGACAGCCACGTTGACCTCTTCGCGCAGATAGCGGAAGAGGGCATGGAGGCCAAGCTGATGAAGTTGAACGCTTCATTGGCCAGCGGATCAGGCGACGTTGACTACGAGGTGTACACAGGCTCCAGCGCCGAGAGGGCCAACAACAAAACAGAGCCAGCATTTACTGGAGTATGGTACGGACACGAAACAGAAGGAATGCAGCACACCAACTACCCCATGGTCACAGGAACATGGATCAGACTTAGACTTAAAAACGCAGACTGCGACCGCCGCTGGGCCATGGAGTCCGTCACGGGAACAGTTAGAACAACCAGTCGTTCTAGAAAGGACAAAAGCTAATGGCATATCAATCAATATACGGCCCCCGCTCGCGGTTCGGCTCCGCCAGACCCGACCAACTGGGGGTTAGTGAGACCCCGGAACAGGTGTCCGCGAGGCGGCAAGCTGCTGTACGAAACATGGAAAGGGCGAATATGAAGGGCCGTGACGCAAGGGTTCTTGCTGCTAAACAGCGCCCCTCGCATCCCATGTCGGCTCAGTCTATTAAACGCCGCCAAGAAATTCGCGAGGCGCGTTCCAATACGCCTAGAAGTAAGCTATTGGCCAAGTCGAGACAGAAGTCTGCTCAACGAATCACGGCCAGGGAAACGCGACGGAAAGATATCGCTAAACTGCGGTGGGAGGCAGCTAACCCCCAAGAGAAAAAAGAAAAGAAGAAGGGAAGAAGAAGACGAGGACGAGGATGGGGGAGGGGTGGCAATATCTTTGTTGGTCGTCCGGGTGGTGGTGGGGGTAGAAAAAGAAAGAAGAACAAGAAGAACGTTCCACCAAATGATGAAGCGAATGTCGATCCTAATGTCGCCTCGTATTGAGTAAGGAAAAGTAAGTGGGCCTACCAACTGTACGAGTCACATGCGATGTCTCTCCCAGCGCGGAGGAGACTTTGCGCAGACTGGGTTACGGATCGCCGCGTGGGGGGCCTTCCAATGGAATTAAAGGCAACAGGTTTGGCGGGGTGTCAGGAACGATAGGGGCCACCGCGACTCCCGTCGAGTGGACTACGGTTCTTCCGCCAAATGGAGATGACGATGCGGTAGAACCTCCTTGGCTGGACAGCCTTGGCACAGCAGTTACGGTTCGTGAAGAGGGAACATATTTAGTGTCTTGGTCAATTAGCTGGACATCTGATTCGGAGCAGGCATATTCCATGGCGGTAGGAAACATAGAGTGGGATGAGGCAATTACATATCTCCATGTCCGCTCTGCCAAGACAGGTGAGGACACCCAGGTAGGAGGCAAATCCCACGCCATTGAGGTTAACGAAGTAAAGAGTAGCTTGGTCTTTCCAGCCACTGCAATATACCTGTACAGCGGCGATGCCATATTAACAATGGTAGAAAAGAACCTCCCTGGCGGTTCTGTTAACTCATCAGATGGCACCTGGACGGTAGACGACGATTCATGGCTTAACTTAATGGCATTTTGAGGATGAAGATATGAGTAACGGTATTATAGGCGGAACCTTTCAGCAGGTTGGTAGGTATCAAGGCCCTGGGTCAGTGAACGCAGGCAACCGAGAACTGATCCGCCGCACTCAGCAAAACATCAATAACATGGGTGGCGGTGGTGGCTATCAGAGTCATGGTGGCATGGGCAGGTTTGATACCAGTAAAGACCTGGGTGCTATTGATGAGATGTCAATGTTTCGGATGCCCAAGCCCACTAATATCAGGCATATTGATCTCGCAAACGCCAGAAACTTCGCGAGACAGAACCGCATGGCGCGGTTTTTCAATACGATGCGGGCTAACTACATGGGTGGCCTGCGGGCGAAGCAACAACTAGGTGCGGCCCAGCGGGCTGCCATGGCTGGACTGAACTACGACTTGAAGTTGGGCTCTCGCGGCGACTTCCAAAACCTCAATAGGGCAGGCATGGGTGGCTACATGGGCGCTGGCACTGGCGTGACCAGCGGCGGGTCTGCTGGTTTCTCGCCAGAGATGGCTACCATGGGACAGTCCCGCAGGGCGAGGGAACTGACTGGCCTCCAGGAGAGGTTTGGCCTACAGCGGTCTGGCATCGACGAGAGAACGTGGGGCAGGCAGGCGAATCTTCTTGCTAGTGCGTCTAACCAAGTGGTTGAACCCGACTATGGGGGATACAGGAGCCGCTATGGCGGTGGTGGTGGCGGGAATATCGGCAACGCATTTGGGGGCGTGATAAATCGGGCCAACCGTGGTCTTGGAAATTGGTAATAGAAGAAACTGATAACAGGGACACGATCTAATGCCTTTTAATTTTAAGCAGTACGCAGACATCACCGGCCAGCACGAAATGGCGTTAGCCGCGCAGGTTGGGAGGGAGGCTGCGGAGAAAGATGCGCTCGCTGCTTCGCAGAGGCAACAGCAGATAGGGCTCCAGGCCCGTGGCCAGGAGATACAGTACCAGACCCACCTGGACAACCTGATGGCTCGTCGGTTTTCCGAAGAGCGGCAACAGGAATACCAGAAGTCCCGCGACCTCGAACAGCGAGAGTTTCAGCGGGAGCGAGACGAAGAGGCCGAGCGGAGAGATATCGGTGCCTTCAGGCGTACAGAGAAGGGGAGGGTAGCCGCTGAGACACGGGCGGAGGAGAGAAGGGAAGAGGGCAGTCGCGATGCCCAGACCAAGACAGAAGCCAACTCACTCACCAATGAGCTAAATCCCAATAACTTTGATGATCCAGATGACAAGACGTTGGCTAGCAAGTATCGCAAGGAACTCAGGAAGATAGAAAGTGATCCAACCTTATCGACACCAGCGGCGAGGATCGAGGCCAGACAAAAGTTAATTCAGACAATCAGGAATGACGGAATTCTTGCCAAAACGCGGGCCCCGTCCCCAATACAGGCAGCCTACGATTCGGGGCAGGCCCACACCGGCACACAGCTAAGGGACTATCTGGACAGGGAACACGAAAAGTCAGGTGGTGAAGGCGTCTCGCCGCTTCTTACTCCACAGCAGAGAGACATGATCGACGACGGCGCGATATTGGAATGGGAGGGCGGCAGAAATGGTGCGCCGCTCACTCCGAAGCTCGTATGGCCCGAACTGAGCCCCGACCAACAGCATGAAAACGAAGTGGAACTGAAGGAGTTGGAAGCCTACAACAAGAACGTTATCAAGCGCGAAGCGGACATAGCGAAGCGGGCAGCGGAGATAAAAAAAGAAGTCATAGCCGCTGACGGTACGATCACGGATGCAGAAGCAAAAGCCAGGGCCACGAAAGAATACCCGCCCATCATGAAGCCGAGCCGTATGACGGGGGCTGAAGATAGAGCGAGGGATGACAAGAAGACTGCGAGGAGAGAGAGGCTAGCAGCCGCCAGGGCAGAGAGGGAAAGGAGAGCAGAACTTAAAAAGACATCCACAGGCCGGGCCGAGTTGGCGGATGAAGACCTGGATAAAGTGGAAGACGCCGACGAGCTTCTGAAAGACATATCTGGGGCCGAGGAATACAGGGGCACTCAGAAGAACGTAAACAACTTGAACTGGATGAACGACGACGATCTGAACGACCTTAAAGAAACCTTGGGCCCGGAGTTGTTCGGGGAGTTTGAGAGAAAGGTGAACAACATTGGGGTTCAGGAAGCCATGAAGAGTTTGAGGGCGGAGATCGAAGCGAAGCTAACAGAGGCTACGGATGAAGCATCGGTCGAAGGGATAGCCCCGACCGGAGGCGAACCAGAAGAGCCACTTGACTTCGCTCCCGCCGCCGACCCCGACGCCCCCGTGGCGGATGTGGAAAAAGAGGGGACTGTGCCCGTAGACCCAGCCGACGACCCCGAGGGGGTAGTAGCCAAACCCACTGCCGGTGGTTTACCCGACCCTCGTCCTGAGACAACAGAAGAAGAAGCAAAAACAGAAAAAGCCAAAGCCGAAAACCTGTATTACGCGGATGAGTTTCAGTCGCATATAGACTCCACCGAGGGTGGAAAGAAGAAGGGTCAATACTTCTTCAGCGGCAAGACGTGGGATGCCACGGTTGACCCAACGATGGTGAGGAAAAGTGGAACCGGCTGGATTATTTTGACAAGGACGGAATATGGTGACCCCCAAAAGGGCACAAAAACAAAAACCATAAAAAGACACATTTCGTTGAAAGCCTGGGCTGCCGCAGAATTGAGGCAAGAAGTTTCGGACAACGCAAAACAACAATAATAACCGGCGCAAATTATCATGGCAGAACCACTCGCCCCCGTCACGCCAACTGGGTTACCAGAGTTGCAACATCCTGGCCCCCCCGGAGCCATAGATGTAACAACCGGCGAGCCCATCACCCCGGAAGTTGAAAAGCAACTGAGCCTCCTTATTGAGGGCGGGGCTCCAAACAATGCCGACACTCTCTCTCTGGCCCGCCGCCGCGTTAGTTCTGCGCAACGCAGGGGTGTTGTTCCGCGACGGACTTTTGCCCCCCAACCACTCGCCCCCATCGTTCCACCAGAGCCAGAGATAGAGGAAGTAGAGGAGGAGGATGTCGTTGTTCCATGGGATGAAGCGACTAGGGCTAGAGAGATACAGGCGAAGTATGGGGACATCGACGCTCCCTCGATACCGAAATATAGCGGGCGAGACCTCGCGAGTCGTTTGGTTTCCGATGAGGACGCCATAAAGGAAAAGAAAGACAGGGACTCCTACAAGAAAAAATACGAGGAGGGAGAAAAGACATTCCAAAAACTCTTTGCGGGAGAGGGGAAGGGCAGACTTAAGGCAACCGGGAGATTTAGTGATCGCGGTGTATGGCGAGAATATGGGCCGAACTTTGAGACCCAACGTGACCCGAAAAATCCCAAGGGTTCCCTTCAGCACAAATACCAGTTCCTAACGAAGAACTGGTTTGCTATCGCTGTTCCTGGCCGGGCTGCAAAAAACCGGGATAACTATTTAGAGCAGCTATTCTTAAACGAGGAGAAGGGCCCAGGCCCCCATGTTCTTCGAAAAATGTGGCCACAGATGATGTGGAAATACGAGATGTTTCCCCAGATGGAGGCGAAATATTTAAGAAACATCCGCGACGGTTTATTCGGGTCCACCAAGGAGGGATTGGCCCAATATGAGGCGATGTCGGACGCTGAAAAACAGGATCATATCTATGAGTTCAAAAGGTCTCTCGACTCGGCTACTAAGATCGCAGCGGATCAGAAATTCTATATCCCGATAATTGACGAGGCCATGGATGCGTTGAGGAAGGGCGGTGTAGGCCCCGCGAACATACTCACGCTCGGTGCCTTCAGCCAATACCTAAATGACGCCAGGGAACAGGTCACCGCAGAGACAAGTCTTGCCGCCGAAAAGTCATTTCTAGGGGGTGAGGTGTCGCGGGTTCTCTCCGAAGCTGGCGCAAACCTGACCGAGATGTTGCTTATTGGGAGGGCCGCTTCTGCACTCGGAGCCACCCCCCAAGCGTTGCCGTATTATCTAGGAGGCGGATTTGGTGTGGGAGTTGGCGCTGATAGCTACCACCGGAAGAGGAGCCAAATCAATGCCCAAGGAGTTAAGCCCAGTGTGTGGGAGGCCCTGGCCTATTCTTTGATGCAGGGCGGCGCTGAGGCCGGTATTGCGATGACCTTCTCGAAGATGGGGGCTCATGGCTTAGAGGGATTGATGTCCAGGGGACTCCTTAAAGGAGCGGCCAAGACACAATTCCGAAAGCTGCTTGCTGCATCTCGAAAACTTAAAGACGGCACCCCAATTAACAGTTTTTTCAATCCCAGGGCTATTCAGGGGGCCTTTGCAGCTATCGGCACGAACCTCCCCCCGGAACTTCTGGAAGAATCAGCGACCACCTACGCCCAGCTAATGACGGACGTTATTTTCTCCATGGACTTCCACGCCATGGACTCCGATCAGTTCGAAGAGGCGATGAAGGATACGGCAATTCAGACCACTGTACTGATTGGCATGGCAGAGGGTGGTCGCTATGCGGGGCAGCAAGGGTACGACTATGTAGAAAAATACATGGACGCCAAGAAATTTGCCAGACTCAAGGAGAAATACTCCGACCAGCTAGGCTTAGACCGCACGGTCGAGGATGACCCGAACATTGATCTGGCGGAAGAGATGGCCTACTCCGAAATGATGTCGGGCCAACTGACCGAACACCAGCAGAACTTGCTTGTCGAAAAGTCAAAACCGGGTCAGTTTGCTGCCTTCGCTGAAGGGGTGGAGAGTGAAGAACAGGCTAAGGAAATATATTATCGCCTTGAATCCCGCAATCGGTTGGGCGCTGAGGAGTTTTGGAAAGCGTACCAAGAGGGGAAAAAGAAGCCAACCGAGCGTGAGGGGAAGGAGAGCAAGGCCGCTGCCGAAGAGGCGGTAAAGGTGATGGAGGTACTTGGGGAGGAGGCTGATGATGAGAGGAAAAAGCAAGAGAAGGAATTTGAGGAAGCCACGGGCATCCAGCGAGGAGATGACCCCGATGTGCGTCAAGAAGACCCAGCCGATGACATCGAGGTAACTGATCCGGGCGTGATACGAGACCCGGATGACCCAGCCGATGACATTGAGGTACATGATCCGGGTGTGGTACGAGACCCGGATGACATTGAGGTACATGATCCGGGAGTGATACGAGACCCGGACGCAGCCATCGACGAGGACATCGAGGTAACTGATCCGGGTGAGGTGTTAGACCCGGATACCGGGGAGGTGCTGGACGAAGTTACTACGACTGGTGAGCCTACTGGGGACGAGATAGATGAGTTAATAGCATTGGCGGATCAAGAGCTAAAGGAGGCGGATAAGCCACAACTCGTAGAGATGGCAGAAGAAATAGCTTTAGGAACGAAATATGAAGAAACGGACTTCAGCAAAGCAACTGAAAAACAACTAAGGGCCTTCGTAAAAAAACAAAGGGAGTTAGAGACTGTCCCCGAAGTCGTAGCCACCCCGGAAGCCCCCCCGGAAGTCACCACTCCCGTCACTACTGAAGCCGAAGTAGTCCCGACCCCGGTCGTCACCGAGGCCCCTGTCACTGAAGCTCCCAAAGGGAAAGAACTGGAAGGGAAAACCCTCACGCTTAATGCGAAGGTAACCGCCGCGCAAAGTGAGAAACACGGGCTACCGGAGTTTAATCCTGAAAAAGAGGAAGCACCTTTCAGTGGAAGGATTGTAGAGGCAAAAGTTCTGGAGGTTGATGAGGAGGCAGGCACGGCAACGGTAGTGACCACTGGGCATAGTGGTAATGTTCGTGGCGAGCCAGGAAGAACATGGAAAGTTGACCTCGACAAGGAAGGAAACTTACCAGAATACGCCACGGTTAGTTCTGAGCCAGCCAAACCACCGTCTCGCCCCGAGAAGACATTTGCCAAGAAGCCGGGCCCCCCGGTCGTCAGTGAGAAACAGAAGGACAAGACAAAGGAAGAAATTACTAAAGAGAAGAAAAAGGTCGAAGGGGAGCGAAAACAGAGAGAAGGAAAGATCAAGCGGCAGCATGAAGCAAAGCCAATCCGCCTGATGAACGATACCATTAACGAGACGGCTCTTAATCTTGCTGACAAGCCAGAGGCTCGTAAGGATATCCCCAGAACCACGAAGGCGCTTAAGCAGAGAGCGGAGGTGAAGGTTGATAACTACATCGCAAGCCTACCGGAATCCATGCAGGCCGACCTGGAAAAAACAGGTTGGCGAGACCAGCAGGTCAGAAGCCTTCACGGCGCGATAGACACGGTCGCTAACTTTGCAAACGCTATAAATCGAGGGGAGACCGCCAAGGGTGACGGAAATGTCTCCTACAGGATAATACCTCCAGATGCGCGTGCCACAGAAGAGGTTGGTAAGGAGGGGTTTCAAAAAGTCCCTCATTATCGGATCGAAGTGACCAGCCCCGGTAAGGCACCCCAGTTGCTTGGGGACGAGGGAGTGAGAGTGGTTCTTGATGACCAATTCGGCATGCCTCTCAAGTTTGGCTCGGCGGATTCTGCCCTTGCCCATGTGGTGGACATCGCCTTCCCCGGTACTCGTGCTGCTAGGGCCGAACTCGCTAAACAGGAGATGAGGCAGAGAGCGGAGGCGAAGGCTAAAGGAGAGGACAAGGGAAGGGCCAGCTTCCGCGACAGGAAAAAGGGGAAGACGACGGAACCGAAGAAGGGGGAGGGGCTGATAACACAGGAGAGAAAGGACGCAGTCGAAGCGGTGTCCGCGATGACCGAGGCGGCAGAGGCACATAAAAAGAATGAGGGGGATCAACAGACTGAGTTGGATAAGACGAAGGGCGAGGCCGTTGATGACGTAGAGTTGGCAAAGATAGAAAAGAAGCGGGAGCGGGCGAAGAGATTTGCAGAGGAGCAAGAGAAGTGGCAAAGAATGATTTTGAAGTCAATGTTACCAGACTCGAAGGTGAAGTATCTCTCGATTGCAGAGGCCCGAGACGTTTTGTTAGGAAAAAAAGAAACTGTTCCCGAGATGTTCTTCATCGAGGGTGAGGGCGCTCCAACGATTGCGAATCCCCTGACCTACGGAAAGAACGAGATTGAACTTGAGAAAATCTTAACTTCGGCAGGTGTCCGTCTTGTAATCGTAAAAACCCCCGCAAGGCAATTTAATGGGTACAGTGAAGACAGGGACACCGTCTATATCGCTTCGCATCTCGTTAGTGAAATGAACCCTAACATGCTATTCGGGGTTGGGTTCCATGAGTTTATGCACTCGTTGAAGCGGGGTGCGAAAAACAGTGAGGTTGAGAAGAAGTTATGGCAGGACGTTTACGACACAGTTAAAGAAAGAGACCCGCAGGGGTTAATTGCGTCGAGGCATGAATATCGGGAAAAGATGGTCACTGAGTTGGAGCATCTGGAAGCGACCCTGGAGGAACTGGAAAAGGAACTTGCCTCGATGTTCGATCCGGGGCCTCGTATCTCTCACGGGTACGAGGCTTGGCTTGAATCGCCGAAAAGGAATTGGCTAAAGGACAGAATAGCGGCCATTAAGGAACAGATAGTCACACACAAGAAGAATATGAATGATCCTGATTTTATGGCAGAAGAGGCCCTGTCAGAATATCTAGAACATATGCAACACGCTGCCGAGATCGCAGCTTACATCAGAAGCGAAGACCCGAATCTGGCCAGACGGGGCCTCCATGCAATGGTACGATTTGTCACGGGGTTTGACCCAGAGAACAGGGGAATCCCCAAGAAAGTCGCGAAGGCGTTTAAGAAGGTCTTCTCTGAACTGGCCGCAGCCGAGCCCTCTGGAATGACAGCGGCCCCTGAGACAGCGGCTAGGAAGTCATTCGTAAGGGTAAAGGCCCAGGTAGATGAACTGGACGACGTTCTTGATGGGAAGAAGCCGGTGGCTGCCCCCCGCTTCTCGTATGCCCCCCGCTTCTCATACAAGGCCGGTCTCGACCGCACGGCCAAAGCCTCGACGAAAAAAGACAGAGAGGCGAGGGCCTTGCTGGTAAATGCTGGAAAGGTTGTTCCATCTGGAGGAAAGAAGGGCAAACAGATCACAGTTGCCGACGTGGGGAGAGCCATCAACCGGCCACGGACAAACTATGAAGACCCCGCCGATTTCGCGGCAGCGGTGTCTCGCGCTGTAGCTAACGCAAGATACCAACTCCAGCAGGAAAACACTGGAGTAGACTGGTACAACCTTGACATGAAAGCGGCGTATGACATCACTTCACAAATCTTCCCGGAGCTAAAGGGAAACGTAAAGGGTTACAAGCAGGCCAGGGCCGTGTTCTCAATGCTCGCGGCCATCACATCTAATGGAAACGCCGCCGAATTGAACTGGAGATTTGCTGGCCTAGCTTACGGCGAGTGGGACAGAACCGGAATCGTCCCCAAGCTCAATCCAGAATCTAATGAGATATTTGGCAAGCAGGGGAATGCTCTCGCTTACGCCTTATCTACGATGCAGTACATGCTTAATAAAAGGGGAGTAAAGGGCACCCTTAAGTTTTTGCTGTCCGAGCATTCGGTTGGAGAGTTACGCAAAATACGCCGCAAGGTGGCAAATGAACCGAGTCTTCGCGACCCGCGTATAGAAGGTGGAGGGATATATAAGGACACGCCCACCATGTCTCTGGGTGGCCGCGCCGACAAGATAGTTCCCGGTGCGTACATATTCGGTGACAAAATTGGCCCATTCTTTTTGAACATGAATGGGGTAAGCGACGAGACCATAGACCGCTGGGCGATCAGGACATTTTCCAGAGAGTTTGGCGGGTTGTTCGATACCCCGGACAAAGACACAGGTCTCCACGATGCCCCATCAGCAAAGGAGCGACAGTATGCCAAGAGATTCTTTCGAGAAGTCGGGAAGCAAACGGGACTCAAGCCCCAGGACGCGCAAGCGGTTCTCTGGTTCTTCGAAAAGTCAACCTACCACGCCCTCGGAAACGCAGCCTCAAGAATTGCCTTCTTCAGCGACGGGGCCAGATCATACGCCCGAGAGCAGGGCCCTGCTGAACTCCGTGCTAAAGCGAGTGTTGCATGGGATGCTGGATGGCGACCTCGAACCCGAACCCAAGTAAGGCCCCCGTCGAAGCCACGGGCACTCACCGACGTTCGCGTTGGGCGATACAGTTACGCAGAAGAGGCGGCTGCTCGCCTTGATAACGCCAAAATAAGCGATCTCTTGACGGTCATCCGCGAGAACCCGGACGGCTTCACGGCAGACCTCCAGGCGACGATGGCCGGTAAGGGGTTCGCTGTCAGTGTCGATAAGAAGACCGAGTGGACGCCCACCGAAGTTGAACTCGATGAGAAGTCGCTTCGGGATTATCTGGACAAACACAAGGAAGTATTCCAGAGGGAAGGCGCGCACCTCGGCGGTTGGCTTAATGAGAACTACATCAACCCCAAGACCGGGGAGAAGGAAGAGCGATTCATACTGGATGCTTCGTGGCCCCTGAAGTCCTATGCGGACGCCGTGAAGGCAGCTATCTGGGCCGATCAAGACGCTATATTCGACCTCCAAACTGGTACTCTAATTAAAACGAAAGAAGAACTAGAAGATGGCAAAACAGGGCCCCCCATCGTTCCGCAAGACTACACACGGAAACTCAAAGGCAAGACCACCGAAACCTTCACCGTCACCGAAACCCTCGAAGAAATCCTCGAAGGGAGACCTGATTCTGTCCCTGCCAACGCAGAAGATATCTGGAGAGTCGAACAAGGAGTGGCAAGACAGGATCGTGAACGACGTGAAGAAGGCGATGTTGAGGGCCCAGGAAGGGCAAGCCTAAGAGACGTAGACACGTCTCGCTTCGCAGACGCCCTGGCCAAGTTAGGGGACAACAAGGCTAACTTCCGAGAAGCCTCCCTGGAACTGGAACAGGCCGCGACAGAAATGCTCGGGAAAATACCAGGGGCTGATAAGGTTTCCCTGGCCCGCCAGACTGGTCGAAATATGTACTTCGACGTGGTCTCCCACATCGAGTACGAGAGAGGCGTAGAGAAGGCTGTCGAGGAGGCTGCCATCCAGGTACACGTCAGTCCCAATGTCGAATTTAATTTACAGCAGGTTGCCGAGCAGCTTCAGGACGAAATAGATGACACGGAGAGGACGCTTAGGAAGGCGGGCCGTGCCAGCTTTAGCGATGTCTGGTACTCGAAGGCCGAGGACATAGCTAAACAGAAGAAGTTTGGCGGCAAGAAGTCCGCTAAAGAAGTCCTGAAGATGCTCGACAAGGGCGGCGTCAAGAGCGAGGAAATATATTGGAGCGGCTTGGCAGAACTTCTTGGCGGCGAAGACAAGATGGTGACGATACAACAGGTGCTGGACGCAATAGCTGCCGGTGTCGAACTCCATGAGGTGGTGCTGGAGGGAGCGGCTGACAGACATCGCGCTTATTCCCTTGACGGAGCAGTGAACCCTCGCACCATCCTTCTGACGATGGGTGCCAAGCAGGAGACTACCGAGTTCGAGAAAAAACATCTTGAGAAATTTAGAGATGCGTTACAGGTTGCTCGCCGTCGCGCAGACAAGATGAGGGGAGATGAGGCGATAGAGGAGTACAACCGCGCTAACGAAGAAACGCAAGAAGAGTACGCCATCCGCTATGCGAATGGCAAGCCCAAGATAGACAGAGATAAGCTCGAACGAAAGCTATACCTACAAGTTAGAGAGTTCGCGCTTAGTGTGATGAAGGAAGGCAGCCTCCTCTACCGTAATTGGGAGAGGGAAGCGGCACTGGCCCCTCACGGAGGCCCGGCCCGTGGAGCCGCTAGCAAGAGGTTCAAAGACTACTTCGGGGTGAGACCGGGTGATCTGAAAAAGGAGAGGTTAACTCGGGCCACTGGGGAGACTTATATTGGACTCTTTCATCCGAATATAGCCGCAGTGTGGGCTCGTAAAGCCTCTAAGAAGTTTGGGTTGCCCCCAGATATTTTAACGAAACCTTATTCAGAACCGCATGTCTTAGACCGGGACGGCCAGCTTGACCTTAGGGACTTTGTTGGCAGGTACACGGAGACGTATTCCGAGGGGCACTATGCCGACAAGGCAGACAACATCTTCGCCCACATTCGCTTTAACGAGCGGACAGATAAAGACGGGAAGGTTGTTCTCTTCATAGAAGAGATTCAGAGTGATTGGCACCAGAAGGCCCGAGGACTACGCACGGAAGAGGTCAAGAGCCTTGTGAGGAAAATTACCGATAATCCTCTCTTATATGATTTAACTGATAGTGCCACCCACGACGAGATAGTGGCCAAGGCACAGACGCTGGTGTCCAAGGAATTTGGATATCAGGCCCCCATCGAGATCAAGGTCGAGGTCGAGAAGCTCGAAGCGAAAATAGGAGAGATCAAGAAAGAACGGGACGGGAAGTTGAACAAGTTGAAGGAGGAGGAAGAGGCATTAGAGGAAACTGAAGTGCTTGGGCAATACGAGCAGAAACTCTACGACATCAAATCGCGTGTGGCGGTTTTAATGGCCGAGGCCGAGTCGGAAACAAAACCGCTAGAGGCCCGCCTAGCCTCAATTAAGCGGTCGCGGTGGGCAATGCCCGACGCCCCCTGGAAAAAGACATGGCCCATGATGGCTATGAAGAGGGCTATCCAGTGGGCCTCTACGAATGTCAACGGGAAAGGACAGCCGTTCGACAAGGTAGCCTGGACAACGGGCGAAGTGCAGATCGAGAGATACGAGGACGACCTTCGTTCGAAGGTGGATCGTATCGAGTGGGTGGGTGTGCGGCAAGAAGGAGTCGTTGGGGAAAAAGAAGTCAAGGTTACGGCACTCAAAGATGGGGAGCAGGTCTTCCGGGAATACTTACCCCTGGAGGGGATGACAGACATAAATCACCACAGGGGTGTCACCCTGGATGACGTGGTCGGTGGCCGCATGGCCAAGCAGATACGCGAGGAGGTTGCCTCGGGACAGCCTCGCGGCGTGTTTGAGGGCGACGGCCTCTCGATTGGCGGCGAGGGGATGAAGGGATTCTACGACAGGAACCTAGTTAACGACACTAACGGGAGCATCCTCAGAAGGTTTAAGGAAGGGAAGAAGGCGGAGAAGGTAGGGACGGTTGAGGTTAACCTTGGAGAAGTTCCTTTCGGTACAGGATACAAAGGCCCGGATCGAACAGTGGAGGAAGTCGAAAAATTCCGGGACATCGCTCCAGACGTATCTGAGGGCGGCGAGCAGGGCTTCCAAAGCTGGAAAACTCCGTGGCTTGAGGATGGCCCCACCTTTATATCCTCTCGGCATACCAGAGAAAACTGGCCCTCAATTGATGTTGTTGCAGCGGAATTTGAGGACGAACTGGAAGGCATGATATCAGACATGCACTCGGGTTTCACATTCTCGCAAGCCATGGACCGACACGCTGGTGGAGAAGAGGCCAGGGCGGGGGCATTACTGTCCTACTACTTCGGGGGGGAAATGGAGACGGAATACCGCACCACGACGAAGGAGAGTCATGGCTTCGATCTCACCGATAAAATTAGGGCATCCGCCCAGGAGAAGGGGCAGGAGAGATTTTCTTATCGCGATCCAGCGGAAGATTGGAATCCGTTTGATGAAGCATCCAAATTGACCGACCCCGACGCCCCCGTGTTCGACATGGTCCGTGATACTCTCGAAGCCCATAAGGAGAAATACTGGCCGAGGGCGGGCGACACGCTGGAAGAGGCTATCGACCGTCTGATGAATCAGCCTGATGAGCCCCATCGAATGATGGACACCCAGCGCGCGATCCTCGCAGGGACGTATGACCAGGAGGTAGCCGCTCGGGATTCTGTAAGTGAAGCCGCGACGGCCCAGCACCTCCTCTGGAAAGAGCTTCTCCCTATATTGCAATCACAGCGGACAGGTGTCCCCAGGTTGGCGGTCATGGGTCGTTCCGATGAATACAAAGCAAAAGATCAAAAGACCATAGGCGGGAACTATGATCCATGGCAAGAAATGGAGGGAATAGATAGGAAGAAGGCGCTTCCAGATCAAACAATCCCCACAATCAATCTCTTTACTGACGCGATATTACTTAGGCAGGCCATACGCGCAGTTAGGAAGTCAAGTTGGGCGGGAGCGAGAGCGGATTGGATAAGAAGAGACGCGACGACCTCTGTCTTGAAAACGCTGTTACATGAAGCGACACACGCCGCCACCCGAACGATGACTTTAGAGCGGTGGCTAGGAGGAAGATATTGGTCGCCCGAGACTGAAAAAGGGAAAATGTACACCGCTTGGTCTAAACACATTGGCCCCGAAACCAAAGAGGTGTATGCGAGGCTGACCACTATTCTAAAGCGTTCGCGGTTTGTCGAGAAGAAGCGGGCGTTCCCCAACCTTGGCCGTCCCGCTAACAGTTGGCACTCAAAATTCTACGGCCTTACAAATGAGGCAGAGCTTGTAGCCGAGGCATTTTCTAACCCGGAGTTTCGAAAGTTTCTAGCCTCCATCAAGGTTCCCCGCTCTACCAAGTTTGCACACCTGCGTGGCAAGAATCTCTTAGAGGCGTTTATCAACGCCATTGTTGACATGCTGGGTATCAAGAGCAAGAAAGCGGTCACGGCGCTTGAGGAGGTACTGGGCCTATCTGAAACACTCATGCGGGAAGACACACTGGCTGACCTGAAGAGGCGAGACGAGGCCGAGTCCAGAGAAGCTGGCCTCCGCATCCAGGCCAAGATAGAGAAAGCAGAGGAGCAGAAAGCATTCAAGCCGAAGGTACTGGATACGGGAGAAGCAAAATCTCTTCGCGACAAGTTATTGGCTAAGAGACAAGAGAGAGACTTTCTATATATGAGGGGTTCAGACCCCTCACAGATAGAGGCAGCCGATGCGGCGATTGCGAAACTCGAAAAGCAACTGAGGGAATTGGAATTGAGGTCGATCCAAAAAGTCCGAAAGCTGCTTGCTTCATCTCGAAAACTTAAGGAGGCCGAGCGTGAGGGCCGCTATTCGTTTAGGGAGCCACCTTTAGATAAGGCCACGCCGTGGCCGAAATTCAAGTACCCTGTGTGGAAAAAAGTTGAAGTAAGCAACAAGGAACACTTGAAAGCTGAAGCCCACATGAAGCCGACAAAAGGGGAGTTGGAGGATCGGGCTGGCTTCGAAGGAAGAGTCTTTGAAAATCGAGCCAAGGGGCTTGTAGGGAAGATGGTTCGCGCTCGCATCAACATCCCATATTTCGAGAAGGCACAGAAATATGCCATCTCCGTCCACAGCATGTTTAAAAAAGGTGGAAAAATAAAAGCAGACCCCGAGAAAGGCGAAGTCGGCGCGATTATTGGGTACGACAACTTTGTCAGGCTTGTGGGTAAGGTTAGGTTCCGCCACGACGAAGGCAAGGCCCTAAAAATTCTGACGGAAGGTGCAACGAAATCGACAATAGCTGTGGTCGAGGGGGAGATGGGGAAACGCGGACAACATAGGATACCGGCTGACATTAACGACTGGATTCCTATCGGCTACGATCCACGAAAGGCGACGTTCTTTTACAACAAGATAACCGGCGAGCAGGTTCTTGAGGCCGAGGAGGCAATCTCCATTGGCAACACTGTGTTCGTAAAAAAGGTTACCAAGATAGGGCTGGAAAAAGATGGGAAAACGCCGAAGAACGCAAAGAAACAAAACGTGGAAGCGAGAAAGATTCGCGAGAGTAACTGGAGGGCGTTCGTCGAAAAACAAGAGCGGAGGCCGACAGGGCGAGCCTCCTTTAGGGAGACGCCAAAGAAGAGGGCACCATTAACCGGGGTAAGAAAGCTGATAGATGTCGCTGGTGAGAAGGCCGGTTTGAATCAGAGGGAGAGACAGGCACTGGCATCTGAGATCATCCGCTACGAGAAGCACCACGATCCCCGGCTGACTCCGTCAATGCTTGTCAGGATGGCCAAGGCGTTTGAGGAGAGGCACTATCGAAAGGGCTACAAGGCTGGCACTAGAGATACGGCTAGGGAAGAGTTCCTTAAGGGGCTCATCACCGGCATGAACAAGGGCTGGCGAGACGGATACAAGGCCGGGGACGCAGAGGGTTCGTACACGGCGCTGGTCAAGGGGATGGACAGGGGCTGGAAGGCTGGCGAGAGATACGGCAGAGGAGAGGGCCGCGCGGAGGGATACGAAGTAGGTAAGCGGCGAGGCATTAAAGAGGGCTGGCTGTTTGGGCAAGAGGCAATGGTTGAGACGAAGCTCTTACTCTTTTCGTACATGAAGGAGATACTGCCCGAGCTAGAGCTAATCAAGGTGATCCCCACCCTCCTTAAAGCCCGTACTCCAGCGGAGTTAAATCGAGTCTGGAAGGCCGCTCAACGCATACTTGACAATTATGATAAGAATACTGCTATTCAGGATGTCAGGGATGCCGTCAAGGAGTCTAGCCGCTCCAAACTTCGTACCGAGCATCAGGAATCGCTAGAGAAGATTCTTAGCGGGTTTAACTTATCTAAACCTAACGAGGCCACCCTGGCAAAGGCCGTCCGCACCCTGGACGCTGCCATGAAGCAGGACGACATTGGCGAAATCCCGACGTGGCTCCAAGACGCCGCCTACGAGATATTACGAAAGTCGGGAGCCACCTACATCCGCGATATGGCCACGCAGGACATCGTAAACCTCGCCAAGATAATCCGGGCCACGGCTCACCAGACAGTAATCAAGAACCAACTCTTGTCTCATGCGAATGACAAGGAGACGGCCAGGGTGGTGGCGAGCGCCGAAGGGGCCATCAAGAAGATATGGAGAAAGACTCGCGGCAGATTTGTGAGGGACCGTAAGGGGAAACGGAGGGAGAGGAAGCTCGCCAGGACCAGCCTCCCCGGTCGAGTGTGGAAGGGTGCCACTCACTCACAACTGAACTACCAGACGAGGCTAGTCCAAATATTTGGTCGCAACAAGGCCGCACAAAAGGTAATGGTTGATAATCTCCGGGATGGGGAACGCAAGTTCGCTGAGTTGTCCCTGGCGGCGCAGGGGTACATGCGAGAGGTGATGGCCGATAATAGAATCACACAGGAAGACCTCAAGACCTGGGACGAGGACTTCTTTACCATCAGGTTGCCTGACCGTACCGATGGCAGCCGCGCTCGCGGGTCCACACTCGACATGACGATGGACGAGTTCATGGGCCTGATGCTTAATCTGGCAGACGGCGAGACCCGCTCTGAAATACTCGACAACAAAAACGAAGGAGTCCTCTTCAAGAGCGCTCTCGGCAAGGGAACCGAGACGAGGCCAGTGGCGTTGAACGCGAATGACATCCGAGTCATATACAAGGAGGCCGCGAGACACCCGAAGATGATAGCCGTGGCAAATGCGATGTTCGCCTACGTCAACGGTTCACAGCGAGACACACTAAACAAACAGTGGCGAAAGGTATTCGGGCATGAGATTGCCAGCAGGGAGGACTATTGGCCGCGACGTAGGGAGCGTCAGGCTAAGGATCAGGCCGCTATGGATCGACGGGTCACGGAAAAGAAGCTGGAAAACCAGCACATCTTTAAGCCACGCGCACACAGCGAAAAGGCTTTTGTGATCGAGGGCGGCATGGTGTCCTTCTTTGAAAGCATAAATAGAAGTTCTCTGTTCATTGCTAAGGGAGAGGCCGTCGCGGACGCTATAACACTTCTCAATCAGGTAGAGGGGGAAGTCCGTGAGCGAGTCCACATGGGTGGTGAGAAGCTGGAATCGCTTCGAGAGACGCTGAAGAGATACCAGGGGCTGGACATGCCCGAGGAAGGAACCATAGCGAAGGCCACAAGGCAGTTCCAGAGGATAGTCCACACCGGCACACTGGGCTTCAAACCACAAATCATGGCCTACCAGACCGCCAGCCTAGTCACAGCAGCCGCTGACATGAAACTCGGCAGTTTACTTTTCAGTGACTTGAGCGTGGATGACATCCATTACTCAGGGCAGGCCATGCGGGAGATTGAGAAACACTCGGCCATCCTGTATTCGAGGATAAGGGGCGGCGCACACCAGATCATCACTCCTTCGGCCAGTTCGTCTGGCTTCCGGGAATTTTACGGTATGAAGGACACCAAGGCCGAGTGGGTTTCCAACAAAGCCTTAAGTTGGATCAAGTGGGGTGACAGCCGAGTGGTCATCAGGGTCTGGAAGGCAGCCAAACTTGAGATGAAAAAGAAGAAGTTAACGGGGGACGAACTTCTCAGGGCGACCGCCAGACGCACGGAGGAGGTATTTGAAAACACTCAGCCCACATGGAACCCGCTGACTGTATCCGACTTAGCAATGGAGGGCAGGCAGAACGCTTTAGTGCAACTACTGACCATGTATAGCACCCAGAGAAACAAAAACCTGAACATTGCCATTCAGGCTTGGCTGGATTACAGCCACAAAGACATTGGCCCTAGAGAGATGTTGAGGAAGGTTTTTCTGAGCCAATTTTCAAATGCGATGATGATTTCGTTTATGCAGGCGGGGATACGAACACTTATCCAATCACTATGGGCGTTAGGCGGATGGGGCGACGACGATGAAGAGGTCAGCATCTGGGAGAAGTTGGGGCTCACTCCAAAACAGTTTGCCACCAAAATGCTTGGCAACTGGATTATCCACGGCGACATAGCTGGATACGGGGTCGAGACGGTGACGGGCCCGATCAGGGAGGATTACGATTCGAGGCTCCGCGAGACGGTAGCGATTGCGGCCATCAAGGACACCTTCGATTCCCTGGCATCCGTGACCGCACAGATGAGGATCATGTGGAACGACGAGAGATATGAAAACGGCCCTAACGAGGGTGAGAGCAAGGCGGCTGCTGGTCTCCTGAATGTCTTCCAGGAGGGGCTCCAGGCGGCTGGATACTACGGGGTTCCCACCCATGCTGTCAGGCAAATCGCAGGACCAGCAATCTTTTCGAAGCCGAAATACGATGGATCGACTGAGATTCTGTATCGGACGGATAAAGGGTATAATAAAGCTGTTCGGGAAAAGGATGTAGACGGCCAGATCGCTGGCAAGTTTGCCCATGCGGTCAAGCTGGGTGCAGCAGGCACATGGGACGATCTGGTAGAGGCCCGCTTGGCCGACGATGAGAAGGAGATTAAGAAGTCGTCCAAGAAGATGAACGCCATTTCGGACAAGTATATTGAGGCCGAGGCCACTGGTGCCTCCTTCCCGTCACTACGCACCAAACCTATTCAGGGCGAAACGCCAGCAGCCGATCACAAGAGGAGAGTAAGGAAATGGAAGAGTGGGCGGGGCGTGGACGACTCCGAGATAGTTGTTCAGGAGGCATTTGAGAGGCTGGTCTGGTCTCAGGCTAAGATAGTTAGCATGGCTGAAAGTTTGCCAATCTATGATCCCCGTGCCGACGAAGACGAAAAAGAGGATTATCAAAAGAGGATGAAGAAGTTCAAGGCGAAAAAACTGGCGGCTGAAGCCTGGATCGCCTTATACAGCGACAGCCCGGCTCTTAAGCGTGTGCTTAAGAAACTGAGGGCATCCCCCGCATACCAAAGGGTACGCTTGGGGGCGGCAAGTGGAGGGAGTGTGGATAGCAGGAGAAGGAACGCTCAGAAAAAGAAACACTCAAGCCCGCTTGTGATTTTACCGTAGTCCTTCATAAGAGGTTCGTATGGACAGCAAGGCTCTGGAGGCCGAATGCGCGGTATTAGAGGCGAGGGTTGATGCTCTTGGAAAGGAGCTAGCTGAATCACGCAAGCAGAATAAGGCAATTGCAAAACAGCTAGCTAGAATTGGGCAGACTAAGCCCACTCCTCCCACCAAGCCCGCAAGACTCCCCAAGGGGGGGTATATCCGGGCGATCATTGGTGATACGCATGGATGCCACCTCGACAAGGCTGCCTGGGCTGCCTGCATGGCCGACCTCAAGTCCCTGGACATTGCCCAGGTAGTTCTTTTGGGGGATCACATTGAGTGTTCTGGTTTTCTAGCTGAACACCAGAGTCCGTTCACAATCTCGCAGGCTAAGTATAGCTACGCACAGGACTTAGATGCAGCCAACCAGTGGCTCAATGAGCTACAGGAATGCTGCCCCAGCGCGGAGTACCACATGATTCAGGGGAATCACTGTGAGCGGGTTGAGAAATGGATCATGGGCCACACGCTGGCGAACGACGATGACCGGAAGCTCTTGTTGGAGGTGCTTGACCCGGAGTATCGCCTCAATCTCGCCACCCGGAAGATCAAATTCTACAGACGAGACCAGTTCAACGACACCTGTAGCGAGCGAGGCACCCTGAAGCTAGGGAACTGTTTGTTCGTCCATGAGGTCAGCACCGCCAAGAACGCCGCCCGGATTGCGGTTGACCGCTACGCCACCAACGTAGTCTTCGGACACAGTCATCGGCCTGACATCAGCTACTCACGGAAACCTGGGGTGGGCCAAATCATGGCAGCTAACCCAGGATGCCTCTGCACACTTGTCCCGGTGTGGCAGTTGTCCCGGTCATCTATAAACGACTGGGGACATGGATACAGCTTGCAAATCGTGGCACCCGACGAGTCGTTTTTACATATAAACGTCCAGATTGTTGATGGGAAATCGTCGCTGATGCCGCTGACATTATCTCGAAAGCGAAAGAAGAAATAATGGGTGGCGACTTTGACAGCCTGAAGCGTTTTGCGGAGGTCGCTGATGAGGCGCTGTTCCATGAAAGCGGGATCGACGGCAGGCCAGACGGTGGGTTTACTTCCAAGGAGTTTGCCGAGTACCGAGGCATCTCGTCGAGAACCGCCCTGTCCAAGCTCTTGGAGTTCAAGAAGGCGGGGCTACTGGAATCGCTGGGGAGGGTGACGATCATCAGCCCGTTGACCGACGCCAAGACAGTTACACAGATGTACCGCTTTACAATGAAAGAGAAGAAGAAACGTGGCGGTAAAGAAGCCAGATAATGACACGGTTAAGAGCGCCCACGACTACGGCATCGTCATCGCCCAGCGAGAGTTGTTTGTTGGTGGTGAGCTTGTGGCCGAGGGGGATGAGGGTCTCGCCTTTGTAAAGAACCTGAGAATCCTTCAGGCGGCATCCGACCAACCCATCACCGTCCATCTATACAGCATCGGCGGGGACTGGTGCTGCGGAATAGTCATCCGAGACGCCATCGCTACCAGCACGTCTCCAATACTTCTTATATGCCACGGCATCGTAGCCAGTATGGGCACGGTGATTACAACTGGGTGCCATCGACAGGGCGACAGTTTGCGGGTGAACATGCCCTCATGCGACTGGCTCATACACGAAGGGTACAGCGAGTTTGACGGACTGACATTCCGGGCAGCACAATCAACGGCTGAGTGGGAAGAACGAATTAGGGAAGAGATGCTGGCCTCTTATGTAGACGCAGTAGCAGACGGCGAATATTTCTCGGACATGGGCCCCACAAAAATAAAGAATTATTTGAATAAGCGGATGCAAGAGAAGCACGATTGGTGGCTCACATCAGAGGACGCGCTTTACTATGGGTTTGTCGATGGGATATTGGGAAGCGATGATTTTGAAACGGTTGGTGATATCCTGCGGAGGATGTAAAATACCTTTAGCGTGGTCAGAATGGAAACTCTTTTCGGTAATGATAGGGGCCATGCTGATCGCCTCTGCGGTCTGGTTTTATAGAAAAAGGGGGATTTAGATGGCAACATTTACGTCAACAGTTACAGAGAACGTAACCATAAATGGTGTGGATCAGGGCGGAAGCACAACCCGCACCGTCACAGGGATAAATAACGTATTCAAGCGGCAGGTGACCTGCACGGCCTCGCAGACTACGACCATACTGACGTTTGCGGCCAGCGTCCACACTTCTGTGCAAGCGCTAGACGTTGATGATGTTAAGTACATTAGGGTTACCAATAAAGACAGCACCAATGCAATCGAGTTAGCTGTTGTGGGGGCTGCTACGCTTTACCAAGTTACTGTTGGAGCGGGAGAGAGCCACATACTTGGGGCCCCTGACGATTTGATGCTGGCAGAAGCGGACACAAGCCCCAGCTTTGGCACCATGGCTGACATAGCGAGCATTCAGGTGAATCCGGGTGGCAACGCCGTATCCGTAGAACTCTTTGTGGCGAGCGTCTAAACATTTTGGGGGGCAGTCCACATGGGCTTCACCGAATTTACCGAGTCTATCGACACGGCCTCTCAGAATATCGCTGATGGTTTCTTGTACGCAGCCATCGTTATTGGCAGCGCCATTATCGCCGCCAAAATAATTGAAGTGATGGGTGTACGGAGGATATTTAATCGGAGGAAAAGATAATGAAAAGTGTAGTAGGAAAACTCTTACTGTTGGCTGCTGTTTGTGGCAGCATTTATGCCCTGTACAGGGTCAAGTCACAGTGCCAGTGCGAAGTTTGCGTGTGTTGCGAGGCATGTTCTTCGGACAGCGAATGTATTTGCGAAGATTGTAGTTGTAGCGAATGTTGCCCAAAAAAATAAAGGAACCGATGTCATGGAAACGACGACCCCTGCCCCCAGAAGCGGAAACGGGAGACCAAAGAGAGAGCGAATGGAGATTACGAAGGAGTGTGAGAAGGGGCAGGGAACAGCGTGTCCAGATGTGCATATTGTCAACAAAGAGGAGCCGATAGGCATCAACTTTTTCGAAGACTGCTCGCCGCTAGCCGATCAGGTTGGGGGACACCACTATCGACAGTTTGCCGTTCAGCCGTTCCGGTCGAATTTTTTGAACTTCGGTTCTGGTTGTGCCCTCGGAGAGATCATCAATCGTTGTTACTCGTTCTACGCGACTAACGACGTTGAGGAGCTAGATAAAATTATCCACGAATGCCGAATGTTGAAACACCTAACTCTTGAACAAATAGAGGGGCAAGAATGTCCCCCATCATCGGAGCAACAATCGTCCTCTCCATAGTCCCGCAGACTGATGACTTCCTCCAGGAGGTTCAGTGCGAGAAATTGGAGATGAATCAGGGAGTGGGCGGAGGCAGGGGCCTCCAGTTCATCCTCTGGGACTATCACGATACCCTTGGCTACTCCATATCCTGGTGGTTGTGGGGCACAGGGGCTCCCAACGCCCGACGCTTCTCTCCCATTAAGAACGGGAAATCAGCCCACGGCCTGATCTGGGCCGAGGACGGAGTGCTTCGGGTAATACGGGCGCAGAGGGTAGAATATACGCATACGGAGGGTGATCCAGAGATAACGGAACAACAATTCGACGGGCAATCAAGTGGTAGCCGTAGTCTATGGGGTGACTGGCCAGAAAGGTAACGCATGAGAACATTCTTAGCTGTCTTAATTTTCCTGGTAGCGGCCCCTGTTAGCGGGTCGAAGATACTCCGGGTTGGACGTGGTGACCGAGTGGGCACCGGATTCGTAATCGCTTCGAAAACTACGGGCGACAAACACTACGCGCTGATGATAACAGCGAAGCACGTTGTGGACACGACGGCAGGAAACGCCTGGGCCAAGAATCTAGACAAGACGCTAGTAGCTATCCCCCACAGTGTCGGCGGAAGTAATGTACACGTCTGGATGGATGGTAGTGGCAACGACATTGCTGCTTTCGCTGTCGAGACGAGCGAACTGTGGAAGCCGTACACCATCGGCATAGCCGAGGCTGGCAAAGTTTATCTCGCTTACGGCTACGGATCAGGCACATTCAAGGCTACGAAGCTGAAGACAAAGTACCGCCTAGAGGGGACGGTTCGCCAGGGTGACTCCGGTGGGCCCATCTTCAATGACGGGTGCCAGATTGTGGGGATGGCAGTTGAGATCACCGGGACGGGAAACCCTCCGGTGTGGACGCATACAAACGCTGTAGAACCCGAGGTGATTGGCGACTTCGCCAAGCGAGTTCTGGCAAAGATCAAGTGGCTCTGCCCTCCGGGAGGAACGTGAAAGCCCCCTAGTCGGGTGGGTCCACCCAAGTCAGAAGCACCTCCTGTAGATAACACTCCGCCACCACCAGTGGTTGGCGACAAGATCGACTACGAGAAGCTAGCGGATGCGCTGGCCCCAAAGGTGGCCGCTTTATTGCTCAGGGACCACATTTCAAAAATTAAAGGCCCGCAGGGCGATACTGGGCCACAGGGGCCGCTCACACAGTTGGATGATGCGGTAGTTCGTGGTATTATAAACAGACTACCTCCCGTTTTGCTGGACATCTACTTCGATGCCAACGGCGACGGGACGGTCACGGATGACGAAATTTTGCGGCAATCCAAACCCCTGGGGGTGCCGCTACGGATAGGATTCAGGGGGGTAGACAAGGTGCAGGGACATGCCGCCGACTAATGTCAACGGAGTTGACGTTATTCACGGTACTGCTACCGAAATTATTATAAAGGAGCCAAGGATGGCAGCTTTAGACCCAGATTCTGCGTTGCATTGGAAGGAACACCTTTACAAGAGCGCACAACGACAGAGTGATAGCAGCGACTTCTTCTCAGACGCGCTTCGCAGCCAACACCTCGAAGGCAAAGTAGGCATGAGAGAATCCGTTGCGATCCGTAACTTGCCACCGAATCGCGATCCCGCGACCGCTGGCGGTGCGTAACACACGGTATTATGTGGATTCACCGACTCCGCAACGCCTTTTTGCAAGGGGATACGTCTGATGTCCTCCGAGACTACAGACGACACGTTGACGAACAGCTTGAACGGCTTGGGAGAGAGTCTTCGGGAGAAGGTTCTGACGAAGTTCCTGAAGCTGAAGGCAGCGGAGGAGGCGACTCGCCTCCAGGATCAACAGGGGGTGACGGCCCATAGCCGCCGCAAGGCTGATCGTTACCTCGACCTAATGATCCCGGCCATGTCCGAGGAGGAGCCAGTGGGCGACATCATTATTGCTGACGACATCTCTATAACAGGGGGCCCTGAGACCAAGGACACCCCCAGCGTCAAGGAGACCTCCGGGACGGTTGCAGTCCCTGCTCCTCCGCCTGTTGTGCAGAAGACATCGTTGGTAAAGCCACTCGTAAAGTACGGGCTGGCGACACTTTTAGGCGGTATTGGGGGGACCGGGTTATCCATGGCTCTGGGTATGCTCTCCCCTGGCCCCCCTGCCGCCACAAGTCCTTCCACCGACACCGACACCAGACTTGAGCCATACATACCGACTTCTGAGGAAAAAGCAAAAAATCAGTGATCCATCCCCGGTACGATTACGTATAAAGGGTTAGAGGAGTGGATCACAAGAACCAGCCCGCAGTCCGACAGGATTTGTGGGCTTTTTTAATTGAGGTAGCCATGCCAAAGACATGGGTCGATCTCACCGGCCAAAGGATAAACCGAGTTACAGTGATCGAAGACAAGAAGGGGCAAGGCTCCAATCCCAGGATCAAGGTGCGGTGCGATTGCGGCACGGTATTCAATCCCTTCAAGTCGTCGATAAAGTACCAGACCACAAAATCATGCGGACAGTGCGGTCTGGTAACCAAGGGGCGACCCAAGCCGCATCGGTTGCATGGGACGAGGCTATATGAATGGTGGGTTCATTACTTTAAGAGGGGCGAACTAGCCCCAGAATGGATGGAACCCGACCGCATGGCCAAGGACGTTGGCACCACGGACGTGGCAGTAAAAAAACAATTTGAAGAGAAAAAATTAGGCCCGGACAACTTTCTGACGTATGAAAAGAAGTGGCCGGGACGCCTAATTCAGATCAATGGAGAGACCAAGAATATGGCCGACTGGGCCGAGGTCTTGGGCGTTTCGCGGCAGAGAGCAAAACAGTTGGCCGATGCTGGCCACCTCGAAGAGCGGGTTATCCAATACAGGAGAGAAGAGAAGGTATGGTAAAAATTGTACGAGCCACAGAAGAACTGCCGATTGGCCCCATAGTCATCACCACTTATGGCCCACCGGGAATAGGTAAAAGCACCCTGGCTATGTCTGCCAAGAATGTCCTGCTTCTCGACTTTGATCGAGGCGCACACCGCTCACACTTCCGCTCCGACATTTGTGTACTAGACACCTGGGAAGAAGCCTGTGAAATCCTTAACCCCAAGGAGCTTGACAGCTTCGATACCATTGTTATTGACACCGTGGGTCGCGCCCTCGATCTCTTGACGACTTGGATTGTCGGTCGCAACAGTCGCATGGGTAAGCCGTCTGGCGGGCTGACGCTGGCCGGTTTCGGAGAGCTTAAGGCTGAGTTCACAAGCTGGATCAAGAAGCTGCGGAGTCTCGATAAGGACATCATCTTCGTTTGCCATGACAAGGAGGATCACCGAGGCGACGAGTTATACGTTCGCCCCGACATCCAGGGCGGCAGTTACGGCGAGATTTTCAAGGTTAGCGATGCTATCGGTCACCTGAGAAAAACAGGTAGCGACACCGTCATCGACTTCTCACCGCGAGAGGACTCTGTCGGTAAGAATCCGGGGCAACTCAAGCCTATGCGGATAGGTGACTTCAAGGAGGAGGCCCACACCGACACCATGGGCCAGATCATTGGTTTCTGCAAAGAACATATGGGCCAAGTATCGAAAAGGGTAAAGGCTGACGCTGGGGCTATTACTTCCTTCTCGGACCAACTCGGTAATATCAAGAACGCTGCCGGGGCTACCGAGTTCCTCGACCGTGTTAATGAGCTAGACTGTGCCGATTCTACGACGCTACAACTGAAGACATCGCTGAATCGCCACCTGCCGACCGTTGGCGTAACCTACGACAAGAAAGCAAAGGTGTTTGTAGATAAGCCCCGCCGAAAACCCACTAAGAAGGCAAAGCCAAAATGAGGAAAGTGCCAGACGACGCCGAAAGAAAGCTCGTCACCTGCACTTGGCTAATCGGCCAATTTGAGACGTGGCGAGAGGCTTACGAGACCTTTCGGGACAACCAAAATTCGACAACCAAAAAGGAAATTTCAGTGATAGCAGTCAAGGCTTCAGAAGTGCCTTGGGTAGATTGGAAAGACGGTTGGTTAACAGTGGAGGACTACTACTGGATTCCACCTCATCGGGTGGTCAGTGTTTGTAATCCTCCGAAATCGAGTGGGCTATTCGCCTAGAAAGAGGGAGCTATGGAAAGCGTAGTTGCGGGCAAGGTACATTTAATCGACGACGCCAAGGAGTACGGGCAGAAAGGCTTTCGGAAACGGCTCGTCGTAATCACCAGGGAGACCGGGAAGTTTACTAATTATATTCCAATAGAGTTCGTCCAGGACGGCGTAGATCAGGTTGACGGGCTCAATGTGGGCGACAACGTCGAGATTATATTTCGACTGAGCGGACGCCGCTGGCAAAAAGACCCGAGCAGTGAGGTCAAATACTTCCTCTCCGCCGAAGGTCTTCGGTTCCGGGTCAACAACCCTGAGCCGGTGGCTACACCGGAACCGGCGACAGACGTGCCGTTCTGATGCGGTTAAGCACCACCACCGTCGAGTCCTATCGTCTGTTCCGAACCTTTGACTGGATGGAAGAGGACAGCATGATTCGGACGGCCCTGGGGCTGACCGAATGGACTCCTCGAATGGCTGTTGGTTCAGGCTTCGAGGCGGCGGTCAATGGTGAGGGGAGCCACTCAGACGGTGTCATCAAGATTGACAGCGATCATGGTGCTTTCTACTTCGAGGAAAAGGACGCCGAGCGGATTGCCTCTCGGCTTCCAGAGCATCGTCTCCCCCAGGTCAAGGCCCAGGCCACGGTCTGCGGTCACGATCTGGTGGGGGTGGCTGACTACATCTGCGGGGCTGAAATCCGCGATCTCAAGTGTACCCAGAAAACCATCAACAGCGAGCTATACGTTCGAAGCCTACAGTGGCAGAGCTATCTTCGGCTGTTTGGCGGCAAGCGTTTCTGGTTCGATGTTTGCCATATGGAAGAGGGGAAAGACGGCGTATGGCGAGTGCGTGACTTCGAGCAAATCGTCTGCTCGCCGTATCCTGGTATGGACGACTACCTCGACTATTGGGTCCATCAATACACGGCATGGTACGAACAAATGGAAGAGGGAGGGCGATTCTTGTGCTACTAGGACCGTGCGATCTCGGCCCAGGATCAGCAAAGGTTGCTAGCGATGCCACCATCCAAGACTTCGAAAACGCGATGGAGTTTGCGGCGTACTGCTTAAAGGCATCGCCCTGGTGGATAGGCGACCTTCTAAACGAGGCTTACCGCCGATTTGGCGACCAGTACGCACAGTGTATCCCGCCATCAATCTCTCTCTCCCAGGCCAACCGACTGCGATCTGTCGCAGATAAAATACCGAAGGCCAACCGAAGACCCCTCGAAACTCTTTCGCAAGGGCACTATGATTCACTAGCGAGACTCCCTGCTGCAATACAAACGGAATTTCTTGACAAGGCGGTCACCGAGGGATTGGGGACGAACGAGTTTCGAGACCTGATCTCAGCCCACCTCCGCTACGTCAAGGCCCAGGCCAAGGAGAGGACGAAGGGTGTGTAATGGGTCGCAAGCGATCAAAGTTCAGCGTCTGTCCGAAGGAACAGCGGACGCACGGGGACATAGTCTTCGATAGCAAGAAGGAAATGAAGCGGTATCTTACGCTGCTAGAGATGGTCAAGGACGGGGAAATTCATCTTCTAGAACGGCAGCCCCGCTTCGGGTGGACAACCACTTACTCTCATGGCGACCGCTCGCTGACGAAGAACAGTTACCACTACCGAGCGGATTTCCAATATGTTATCTGCGAAACCGGGGAATGTGTAGTGGAGGATGTCAAGGGCTACAAAACACCGGAATACAAGCGGAAGAAGGAAATCGTCGAGAGCCTGTACAACATCGAAATCAAGGAGACATGATGGGACGGTTGAAGCGGAAGGAATCGGATACGGATGTTCACAATCGCCTTAGAGGGCTCCACTCTAAGCGAGCGGAAGTCAAATCCTGGGGCCTGTGGGGGTGGGTTAGAGACAATAAACACTCCCTCACTTCTGAGCGGGCGATCAAACGGATTGACGAAGTTATCAAATATGCGACCCAGCAGTGCCACAACGCGATGACCGAGGCACTGGAACTGGCCGAATCCCGGCTCCGCAGGACTTTAGCTGCGGAGGAACAGGCCAGCAAATTAAGCAAAGAAAAAACCGAGGCCACCAAGACCGTGAAGTCTCAGGAACGGGCGATTCGAGCGCTCAAATCACGCAACAAGAAACTGAGTGAGAGGCTGAAGAATGCTACTGTCTTTATGGCTAAGAATGGCGATGTTAAAACCGTCCGATAGAGTAAAATGGGGCAAGGCGGTAGCGACGTTGAGCCTCGTCACTTTTCCGCAGACTCCAGAGCGACGAAGGCAAAACCAGATACTCATGCTGGAAGCTCTCGGCATGATTGGTGATATGAGGGATGAGATTTCGCAGCAAGAAGCGGGCGAAAATTGACCGGGAGGCCGAGGATGTCCGGGCCCACTACGATAACCTTTTCCCGTTCTGCCAGTTATGTGGGGAGCCCGCCACAGACACCCATGAAATCGCCAGGGGCCCAAGTCGATTGGCGGCGCAGGCCGAGCGTTGCTGTCTGCTGCATCTCTGCCGGGACTGCCACGAAGAAATGGGCGACTATTCCCGCTGGCCGGTCGAGCGGCAATTGGTGCTGAAGCAACTCGTTGACCCGGAAGGTTATGACTTAGATAGGTTTAATCAAATTAGAGGAAGGAGCAATTAAATGATTGCACTGTACCGAGGCCGAAGTTGGATTTCCAAGGCTATTCGCTGGCAGACCCGAAGCGTTTACTCCCACGCTGCGTGGCTGTTGGATGACGGCAGCGTGATTGAGGCGTGGCAGTCTGGAGTGAGGCACGTTGCCGACCTATCGGTCGCACATACACCTAGAACCGTGATCGACCTGTACGGCATCCCGGCAATGACCGCCCGCCACAAAGACAAGGTGGAGAAATTTCTGATCTCGCAGCTTGGCAAGAAATATGACTACCGGGGAGTGTTTCGGTTCCTGACGCGAAGGCAGGTGACCGACCCGACCAAGTGGTTCTGTAGCGAGCTTGTGGCAGAGGCTTGCAGCCGCGAGTGGTTCCCGCTGCTGCGGAGAGTGAAGTCTTCGTCAGTATCTCCGGGGCTGCTGTCATACAGTCCGTATCTAGCCTACGCCAAAACAGTGATAACAGATTGAACCAGTCGGTTGGCCGACTCGTAATGATAATATGGGCGGCATAACTGAACTAGAAATTCTGCACCCGCATGAAATTGGCCAAGTGCTGGCCAGTCTTCACAAGAAGCAAAAGTTGAAGACGTACTTCCAGCGCTTGGCCATATTTCGTTTAGCGGCTTGCTGCGGGCTCCGCCGCAAAGAGATTCGGCTGCTCAATATCGGTGACGTGATCCTCACGGGCACCTACCCTGCGATACGCATTCGACCGTCTGCTACCAAGGCATCACCGCAGAACGGCCAGCGGCGAGGACGCTACGTTCCTCTCTATTGGGATGCCGGTACACGCGATGACATCGCGGCCTGGATAAACTTCCGTAAATCCGATATTTTTCCGCAGGTTGATTCGAACTCTCCCGTCGTTTGTTCCGTAGTGGATGGTAGGTTGGGATCGGTTATGGGTAACCGACTGGCCGATTCGACTCTGTCGAAGAGATGGCGGGAAATCGTCAAGGTGCTGGGCCCCGACCGAGTGGGCCAGACGACGCTGCACAGTGGGCGTCACACCTGGATTTCCAACGCTCTACACGCAGGTCGAAGTTTGATTGAAGTGGCGCGAGCGGCAGGGCATTCGTCGCTCGATACAACGTCCGGTTACGCTCACCTTATTGAGCGACTAGGGGTGCCTGACCTATTTGACATGGGCCGAATTGGGCCCAAGGAGAGAAAAAGAGATGAAGAGTCCTATCCACAAGAGTCTCGAAGACATTCAGTCGGTTATATCGGGCCTGAGCGGCGCGGTAGCGGGTTGGCCGACTCCGAAGGGGCCGACGAGAATTGATGTCGTCAGGGAGGCGCTGGTAGATGTCAATCTGCCGGTGGAGTACGCCCCCGATCTTTCACCCGCTCTGGCGTTTAGTCGGGCAACCGCTGACTACAGGCGGGAGGGACGTAAGGTTGAGAAGGTCAACCGAGTTGGAGACCTTCAATCGTTCCAGGTGACCTGGGTCGCGAACGACGGCAAGGAATTGAAGCACACCAAGCAGTGTATTGTGTTTCTTAATTGCATCAACGGCGAACTGACGGGCGACAACTCGGCAGTCGTTGACGACATCAAAGGCAGAATGGCCACCGAGAACCTGTACCGCAACGGGCAAGACATCACCCGGATCATCCAAAAAGTCTGCAAGGGCAACGCTGATTTCTTCGAGATCGTTGACGGCAAGGGCGTAGCTTACTTCGTCCCGGTCGAGCATGTTCCGTTGCTGCTGCGTCTTCAGACGTTTATAGAGAAATGCAGCGGGCGACTGAGCTTGTTCCCGGTTCCGAAGGACGACGCAATCTCGAAGCAGTCGGTTACCGCTGCGGTGAACAACGGGCTGACCGTACTACTCGACAACCTGGAAGTCGCCGCCAAGGCTATCGAGGAAGCGGCTATCGAAACGGAGGGGCGAAAGACGAGAAAATCCACGCTCGAATCCAGGATTAAAGAGTGGGAAGAGGCGAAGTTCAAGATCAATGCTTACCATGAGTATCTCGGCGGTTGCCGAGGCAGGTTGTCTGCCCGTGCCGCTGAGATTGGCGAGCGATTCAGTACCCTTTTGAATAATTGGGAGGAAGAATAGATGGCGACCAACCTACCCGTGACAAAACTTGCCACGCAGACACTGATCCAAATGATCGGAGAAAAGAAGGTTCGCATGTACGCTGCTGGGATTGAGAAGAATCTATCAGCGGCTGACGACAGCGGGGACGGGCTCCCAACGGGGCTCCGGGCACTCTGCAAGAATGATGGCGTGGCCAACGCACTGGCGCACTTCGCCATGATCGGCATCGGTGCCTCGCTCGAAGTTTCGAACGACGACGATTCTAGGTCCGAGGAGTTTGCCGTCGAACTTGGCAAACTCGTCGCTGGCGAAGATGGTGGGGACGACGAGCCCTCACCCGACAAAGACAAAGAGGAGCGGCACCCCTACAATTTGACCCCGCATACTCAGGAAATTATAGAGTTTGTGGCGTTGCGAGGAGGTGGAGTCAGTCACGTTCTCGATAAGTTGGAGAAAGCCGCCGAGATAGTGAACAACAGTGATTTGCCGTTCCAAAAGCGGATTGCGGAGATGGCCAAGTCGCTGGGCGAAATGAGGCCGGTTCTGTTCTTGATCGGTGTGATGGCGACTGTTGACTACTTGGAGAAATATGATCGCCGGGACATCCCCGGCGTCAATTGACATATACCTTGTGGTAGGGTGTGCCCCCGCTAGCTGGACGACGGTTGTCGAGCCAATAGCTAGCGGGGGTTTTATTTGAACCGCTACTTGACTTCTTGCGTACTTACCAATAGGTACGACTACCTGTTACAATCACCCCGCTTCAAAAGGAGCAACTACCATGCGTCATACGACCATCTGGCAAAAATTCAACGATGCCCGCGCCGCCTACAAGAAGGCGCTCATTGAGCGGGACGACGAGATCGACCTGATTCTGACCGCTCTGGTCATCCGCCAGCACGTCCTCCTTGTGGGGGCCCCAGGCTGCGCCAAGAGTTTCCTGGTCGATCTCATCTGCACCCTGATCGGTGGCAAGAAGTTCACCCGGACGCTGTCGAAATACAGCATGCCCGACGAGTTGTTTGGGGCAATCAATATCGCCCGATACAAAGAGGGGCACTTCGAGCGGATCACAACCGCGAAACTTCCCGAGTGCGACGTGGCATTCATCGACGAAATATTCAAGGCGAGTTCGGCCATACTCAATGTTTTGTTGAAAATCCTGATGGAGAGACGGTTCGAAAACGACGGTTCCATCATTCAGTGCCCGCTGGCTACCTGCATTGGTGCCAGCAACGAGTGGGGCAAGGGCGAGGAACTAGGAGCCCTGTTTGATCGTTTCCTCATTCGCAAGCCGGTGCGGAACATCGCCACCGACCGTGGAATCGACCGGCTACTGTGGGCGGATAATCTCAAGCCCGCTGGCGTGGACACCATCACGCAAGAGGAACTGGCCCAGGCGCACACCGAAGCATTGGCCTTGCCGGTCTCAGGCGAAGCCCGTCATGCTTACACTCAAATCATCAAGGAACTGCGGCGAGAGGGAATCGTCACGGGCGACCGTCGCCTTCGCCAGTCCGTTGAAGCAATCCGAGGCGCTGCTTGGCTTGCTGGCGCTGACGAAGTCGAGCCCGATCACCTGGAGATTCTACAGCATACGTTGTGGGTTGATCCCAGCGACCAACCCAGCTTGGTCTCCGAAGTCGTTGGCCGCATTGCCAACCCCATCGGGATCAAGATCAACGGTCTGCTGTTACAGGCCGACGAGATCATCTCGGGGTTGGATGTAACGGACACTCAGTCCTGCATGACCTCCGCAAAGAAGCTCGAAACGCTTCGCAAGACGTTCAAAAAGATCGACCATGAGAAGGCGAGAAGTGGCGAAAGCTACGTCCGCGACGAGCTTGTGCGGATCAAAGAAAAGACCATGGAGGCGCTGGAAATTGGAATCTAAGGGGAAACACTATGGGTTTGACCAAGCACTTCAAGGGGCAACTTGTTCGCAAGGCGAAGAAGTGCCCACGGTATCGGAATCGCGTGTTGGCCCAGCTAGAATTTGCCAACGGCGAGCGTCACTGGATCAGCGTCCGGGACGATGAATACGCAGAAAATCTAACGTACTACTACGATGGAGAACAAGTCGATGAGCGAGAACAACATAGCAAAGCGACTGGCTGACAACCTAATGCCGCGAAATGCGGACGACGAACTAGGCTTCCTCGATGAGGCAGCCGAGGGCGACGACCTGGAAGTGGGCGACGAGTTCAGCCCGCAGTCCGAGACCAAGGCCGCGCCGAGCGATACCGTCCTGGAGTTGGATTTGTGGTCGCTGGCGAGGGGCAAGGAATGCGTCGAAGAGTCGCCGCGACTGCGAGCGATTTACGGGATCACCGACAAGCCGTTTACTACCGAAGACCACTCGCGGCAAAAAGAAGTTGAGAACGAAGCGGCTGACTTCTTCGCTGCGGCATTTGAGCCCAACCCGACATTCACCGAGCGACCGGCTGATGAGAGCCGTGCCGAGTACATGAAGGCACTATTCGAGACCGAGGAATTTCAGTCACTCAAGCGTCAGACAACGCTCGACCCGCTGACCAGCGAAATTGCAACTCTGGCGTTTGCGGAGCAGTGGGTGACGACCGTTGAACAGGAACAAGAGGAACAACAGGACGGGAATGGTAACGGCGAGGGCGAAGGCAACGGCGAGGGCGAGCGTCAGGGGCGGAAGCGACTGCGTGATGCGCGTGATGCCGCGAAGGAGGCACAGAAGGACGTTGAAGACCTACAAAATGTCCAGCGGGCTATCGGTCATGGTGGCGGGAGCGACCTGAACAAGATGCCGCTCGACGAGATGAAGCGACTGTACCTACGTCTGAGGGGCTCACACCACTTAAAGAGAATCTGTGACCGCATCGGTCGCTACCTGCGATTGGCCGCTGGTCTCCAGCGAGCGAAGAGCAGTCACGGTGCCGACGAGATTGTGGGCATCACCACTTCGAGCGACCTGGAGCGAGCCTTGCCGGTCGAGATCGTCAAGCTTTTCGACGAAGACCTTGGCGACGAAACAATCCACCGCTGGCTTGAGGGGCAGATATTCTGCCATGAACTCGAAGGCATCGACCCGCAGGGCAAGGGGCCCATCGTCGTCGTAGTCGATGAGAGCGGCTCAATGTACGGCGACCTGATCTACAACGCTAAGGCAATCGCGGCTGCCCTGTATCATATCGCTCGAAGCCAGAACCGCTGGGTATGTCTCGTTGGTTTTGGTGACGACGACGAAAGCACGTACCTAGTGATCGAACCGAACAAGCCGAAACCAAAGGAACTGCTCGACTGGCTTGAGCATTTCTTCAGCGGTGGAACCGACCCGCATGTCCCGCTCGTTGAGCTTCCGGGCAAGTGGAAGTCGTTGGGTTGCCCCGCTGGCAAGACAGACGTTGTCTGCATCACTGACGGTTATCTGGACGTGGACGAGACAATCGAGGCCGACGTGAACCAATGGAAGGCAGAAGAGAATGTACGGTGGACGACGCTAGTACTTTCGGAGCGTGGAGAGATCACGTCGAACGGCGACTCGATGAACGCTGTCAGCGACGTAGTGCATCGGATCACCAATTTGGAAGTTGACAATCAGGCAGTCCAGGAGGTGCTTTCAGTATGAAAAAGAATAGGTTCAGCGGTTTAGATGTTGCCGGGGACGGGGACGGGGACGGGGACGTTCAGGATGCGTTCAAGAAGTTTGAGGACATCCAGTCCCACGTCGCGGATTCAATCCGGGTGGCTATGAGCCCGTACATGCAAAAGTCTAGCGACGACCTCGGACCAGCCGGGGCAATCGCCGTTAGCATGGGGATTGCGGAGGCAGTTGTTAACTCGCTGGCGGCAGTCGCGGCAGGTGCCGGTGTATCACGAGAAGAGTACGGCACCATGCATGCCGAGATCATGACAGCCGCTGGCAAGGTTGCCAACGAGATCACTTCGCACATGATTTGTGAGACGTTTGGTATCGCCCGCTCAGAACTCGACGAAGCAATCGAGTCGCTGCGGAAACGTGGCGGAGGAGTGCAGGGCAAGAAGTGGGATATGTTTCCGTTCGATCAGTTGAAGCAAATCCTGGACGGCGAGTTTGCCGGTTTCAAACAAGCTGATCCCGAACCCACGGAAGAATGGTCTGCCGACCCTGAGAAATTCTTCCGCGAACTCTTTGATGAATGGGCCCCGGATGACGACGAAGAATAAGCGACGGTCACCAAAGAGACCAGACGGTCTCAGTCGGAAACTGTGGCAGTCAATTTCTATCGACCAGCGACGAGCGATTGTCTCGGCTATTGGCGAGAATCCGCTCTACTGGTTGACGGGCTCTTATCTCTTCGAGCCCGACAAGGCAATCGCCAATCACGATGTTGTCGATATCCGAATCCTCATCGACAACGCAGGGGTTGCTGATCGTCAGCTACCAAGGTTCGAGCGGAACGGCTGGACCAAGAGCGGCGACCTACACGGCGAGCTTGCATGTCTCGCCGGTAACGATTGGTGGCTTGCGACTGCGTACACGCTCCACGATGTCCAGGCTATTCTGGTTTGGCATTCTCATGTTGCCGATGCCATGCTGAATGTCGAATCCTGGATCATCGGCAACTCGGTGCCAGCGACCAGTGCCCAGCGTAAAAAGCTGTTCAAATCCACGCTGCGGGCCCCTCGCAGTAGTCAGGGCTGAAACCAGCCTCCGTATTTGCTCTGTAACGCGATATCTTTTCTTCCGCGAGTCAGAACAGCCCATAAAAAAACGGCCCTTAGAATCGAAACTCTAAGGACCGTTGGCGAATCCAGCGTTGCCGCTAGACCTTCAAAATCTCGTTTTCCAGTTCTTCGACGAAGTCGCTTTGCACAACTTTCATTATTTGTTTGAGTCTGCTGAAAGCCACAAACAGGTCAATGATAGCTGCCGAATTGTAGTGGTACTCCCCTTCCTGCTCTTCTGCCAGTTCGGCAATCCGCAGGGCAGTTTCGACCACAGGTTTCAGCGTGATCGTGTTAGGACGTTTCGCTTTCGTTTTCATAGCTCAGTTCTTCTTTCGGTTAAGGGACGGCTTATGCCGTTGTTAGCTTTCTCAGTGCCTTGCGACCGGCTGACGCGCGGGATTTGACGGTGCCGACTGGAACTCCGATCTTCGCGGCAGCCTCGCCGTGCGACAGCCCGTCCAGGTGAACCAACCGAACCACTTCGGATTGCAACTGCGGCACGTTCTCCAGTGCCGCCATCAGCGACTCCTTTTCCTCGCCGTCGATGAGACGCTCAACGGGAGTGGGCTCGTTGCCAGCAACAGTTTCGGCCAACGAGTCTCCGCTGCCGGTGTCGTAGGAATTGTCAGGGGTCCAACGCGACAGCGAAACGTGATTAACAACGTGCCGCCGGTTGCGGCGGAACAGGTCAATCGCCTGACGCTTGGCAATCGTGAACAACCAAGGTCGCGCCAAGCGACCATCTTCGAATGCGTCCGCATTCAGATGCACCTGCAAGAACGTGCCTTGCAGGGCATCCTCCGCCATTTGGCGGTCGCCCAGAATCTTGTTCAGGTAGCCGTTCAATGCGGGCCCGAACCGCTCGACTATTTCGTCGAAATGCGACGGGTCTCGCTCCAGGGCGTAACGAAGTAAAAGTGCTTCGTCAGTCAAAACCATAATGCTCTCCATCCTGCGGCATCAGCCGCTGCTACTTGGTTTGCCGCGCCACCTTGGCCCGGATTCGTCGCCGCTCCCGCGCGGCGTACAACTCAGTGATTCCCGCTTTCCCGTAGGCTGAATGCGCCTCGGCCAACAAGCGGGCCTTAGCCAACGAGCGGAAGACCCACTCGTTCGCGTCCCAATGAATGGGCTGCCAACCGCTAACTTCGCCGTCGATAAAATCAACCCGTGTTGCAAACACAATCGGGTAGTAATCGACCGACTTAATCGGTTCGCCATCTTCGTTCAGCTTGTCGCTGATCGTTCGAATGATCTTGTAGATACCATCAGGCGAGACCGACTCGCTTTGCTCGTGGGTATCTTCAAATCCCTTCGACGGCACCGGATCGGTGAAGTCAGGGAATTCGATGGTGGCGAATTTTCGCCGTCGTCGTCTTCGCATGGTTCGTCCTTTCTCTTGTGGAACTAAATAAACCAGACCCAGTCAGTCGCCGCTCCGTGCCCGTTCAGGCTACATCTCACGACGACTGCCGGGGGCTGGATCATTATTTCCCCCTTCTGAATTTCTGTACCCTTGCCCGAACCGCTGACATAGCCTTGTGTAGGCAAGCCTGATGGTAAACCTTGGCGCGGGGGCGATTATTCCCTCCGACCAACTTGTTGCACTTCTCGCACTTCATCGTATTTCCCCCTTCGGGGTTAACTGAAAAACGCCTTGACTTCATAATATTGTATCAACCTGGACGGGGCTGTCAACCCCCCCTAGTCAACGGCAGTGTGCGTGACGGGCTTGCCGTCCTTTTCAGCAAGTACAACAGTGATCTCATGCCGTTTTCGGCAGCGAGTGAAGTGCGTTTCCGCCTTGCATTGTGCGGCATAACTAGTCGCGGCATACACCTCACAGCGTTGCCCTTTCCAAAAGCAAATGTATCCATACTGTTGTGTCATAATAAATCTCCTAAAGCAGTGTAGTGACAACGGTTAACAGCCCCGCCTTGCCCTCAAGCAAAACGGAGGGTTAATCGTTAAACGAAGATTCCGCTGGTCTGGTGATCCAGGCCAATTTCGATGCTACCGTCAAAGGGGAAAACGCACCCGTCCCGCAAGCTCACGAACCACTCACGGTTTTTCTGGTAGACCCGGAAGCCGAGACCGAACTGGTTCGACGCCTGATTCATTCGCAACTTTGTGGTTGCCGTGAACCAGCCCCCCGTGTTGAGAATGATTCTTTCGCCCTTGAACCGGACAACGTCGGTTTGGTGATAGCGGACGCAGGTGTAACCGTCGCTGTCGGTTCTGATTGACGTTGCTACGCCGCTAACTCGTTGTGATTGTGCCATTGTTTTCTCCAGGTTCGTGTTATCAGTTCAACTGTTTCGATAATTCTGAGGCCAAATCGACCGCTTCCTTGTATCCCAATTCGTCGGCCTCTTCGAGTGAACTTTTGGTCGCCGCATCGACATCGCCAAAGACCCCGAAAATACCGATTCGCTGGTCAAATTGTGCGCCGTTCCAACCATGAAACATGATCCGTTGACCACTCGCGGCCTCGACGGTAACGCCCCGCGATTCCGCAGCGCGCACTGCTTCGTTGGTGTAGGCATTCGCCACTTCGTCAAGCCAAGCATGGTCAACGTCGAACTGGTCGCAAATTCCAGCCGCTAGCCATTCGCTGTTCGTACAGTATTCAATCATCATGTCCTCCAGGTTCGTGTTATCAGTCAACGGTCAACATCAAGTCGCCGCTCTCCAGGCGACGACCGGGGTTAATCGTTAGTTGGTGACGGTCGGGTCGGTCGATCTATGACGGGGGCACCATGATCGCCCGCTCGGCGGATAAAAGCATAACTCGCCGGTTTCCATCCCGTAGTGATCGATTACCCAGTCGCCATTGTAGCCCTCTTCGATGTAGCCCTCGGCAACCAACGGCCAGATACGCTCAGCCACAACC